GTATGATATTGGATATTCCAGCATGGGTTTCACGTTCTCCAGAAGGTGCCAAAGCCAGCAATATCAACTCCTATCAGGAAGCAGTGGATGGCACAAGAATCAATAATGATTACTTCATGAAGACTAGAACAGGTGCTTGTAAGTTTTTAAATGTGCTGCAAGGTGAAAACTTTCAACAAGCAGATGATTGGTATCAGCAGATGAAAGATTACTGCGATCCTAAAAAATATCCCACAACTCACTTTAATGGTTGGGCAATGGGTGGTCAGAACATGTGTGATGTGCATCTTATATTGAAAAGATTAGTGGCATTAAGATTTGATGGTTTATTAGAAAAAGGCATTCATGATTGGATGCACTTTTTAGGCACATCCAAACTGGAATGGGCAGTACTATTGACAGACATCCAAAGAGCAGTAAGAAAATATCACAATCCAAACTTTACTGTGTCATTTGATTGTGCTTCACCTTTCTTAGCATCAGCCAATGGACAAATTTACACAGAAGTGGATGTCAGAGACAAACAAAAATGGTCATATAGAATGGCTGCCAGCATAGATGATAAAAAATATGCCGGTGACACCAGAGCATTTAGAGATGCTGTGTTACAAGAAAAGATATTTGACAATTTTCAAGACAGTCCTATCAGTAAAAGATTACAGTTGAAAGATGTCACTTGTTATGCTCCAGGAGATAAAAACAAAGTGGGCGGTGATCCCAAAACATCTTGGGATTCATTCAGTTATACCTTACAAATGGCACACAATGTTTGGACACACATCAATGCTGTGCAAGAAGCCAACAGACAGTATGATGCAGGATTAACTCCACGCATGTTGGTGGAAGAAAAGTTTGATAAAGTGGCATTCAAAGACATAGTGGAAGCAATATTTGCCACAGACAACAGAGACACAGCAGAAGCAGTGATTGAGGAATACAGCAGATTTTGGATGAGTATCATAGGTACCAGAGGCGCCACAGGCAAAAAAACAGTGAATGCTTCAACACAGTTTTCTAACTTATTTGAGGAGGTATAATATGAGTAAGAAAAATAAAAGTTTAAAGAAATTAGAACATGAGTTTGATTACTATCATAGAAAAACTGAAGAAATGGAACAAGAGCGAGAACATGATAGAAGTTGGGAGAGTAAAGCATTATTAAAGAATTATAAGAAAATTAAACTGGCAATCAAAACACAGATAGAAGAATACAGAAAACAATTAAAAGCATGAAAACATTGGTTATAGGATTGGGTATTGGACAATTGTATGTTAGAGTCTTAACACAGTTGGGTCATACAGTATTCACAGTGGATCCTGATCAAAACAAACAAGCCACATTCACAAATTTAAAAACAGCTCTATTGGCTCATCCCAAATTGGATGCAGTGTTCATATGCACTCCTAATTATACACATGATTCAATAGCTCAAACAGTTGCACCACACAGTAGAGTGGTATTTGTAGAAAAACCAGGAGTGCTTAATTCTAAAAGATGGCAGAGTCTTCAACTCACATATCCAAACGCTAAATTTATCATGATGAAAAACAATATGTGGCGCACAGTGGAAGAAGAAATGCGTATTAGAATAGATGATGCTGAAGAAGTACACATTAACTGGATCAATCGCAACAGAGTGCCAGCACCAGGCAGCTGGTTTACTGATAAGAAATTATCATTTGGTGGAGTCAGCAGAGATCTTATGCCACATTTATTGAGTATGTTCATCTGGTTGAATCCTGATACATATTCTCAATATCAAATAGTTTCTTCCAATCGTAAACAAAATTGGAAATTAAGTGATCTTACTGATACAGAATATGGTGCAGTAAATTTAGATGGCACATATGATGTGGATGATTGGGCTGAAATGGTGTTCAATAACGGTAAAAAAACATTCAAACTTACTGCTGATTGGCGCAGTATGGACAAAGATGACAGAGCACTGCACTGTTATAAAAGAGAAAAATTAATTAAAAGTTTTGAACTAGGATTATGTCCTGAATCAGCTTATGCTGCAATGATTCAAGATGTTTTCAATAATATTAACCATGAAGAGTTTTGGAATCAACACAAGCAGTATGATGTGTGGATTCATAATTTAATCAATGACTGAAACTAAACTGTTATACACCAAAGGAGATGGCATGTTTCATGAAGGAACCATTGACATTCCTGCAGTGAAAGATAATCAGATTCAAGTAAAAAATATCATGACAGGAGTATGTCGCAGTGATGTGGACATGATGTTGGGCAAATTCAAAACATTACCATTAAACATGCAAGGTCATGAAGGATTGGCTCAGGTCACACAAGTGGGTGCTCATGTGCGAGATGTTCAGGTGGGAGATCATGTGGCTACCAGAGGTGAACCTGCTTATGCTGATATTTACAATTGTGATTTTGAAACTTATGTTAAAGTTCCCACAGCAGATCCCAAATACATTGTGGAACCTGTGGCATGTGGCATTAATGTGATCAAACAATTTGAAACTGCCATTGCTCACAAAGCCAACTACAACAGCAGACTGCTGCTGATAGGCAGTGGATTTTTATCCTATGTGGTTTACACCTATCTAAAAATAAAAAATTATCATTTTGATATCACTGTGTTGGGCAATCACAACAAACAGTTTTGGGGAGATAAACTCACTCACAATGCTGAAGGCGTGTTTGATGTTATTATAGATTTGAACAACAGATCAGAGGTGTTTGACAAGAACATGTTCAACACTGAAGCATTGTTGATACTGGCTGCTGAAAAAACAGAATCTATTCGCACTAATTTTGCTGATTTATTATGGAATGCTGTAACAGTAGGCTTTCCAAGTCCTAGAAATAAAAAATTTATAGAGTGCATGCGTGAAGCAGTGGAATTAATCTCTGCAGGCAAACTAGATGTGTCCAATTTTTGGACCAAAGGTTACAGCAGAAGCACAGAGTGGAACAATGCATTTGCAGATGCTACAAATAGAAAAAATGGCTATGCCAGAGGGTATATAGATTGGAGAAAATAATGTTGGACACACAATCGAGAAAAAAAGTAAAATTTTTCATAGGCAAAGAAGTGGAGAACACTGCTATGAAACATCAAATAACTTTATTTGTGGTGGGTGTACAAAACGTGGTGGACATTGTGAGGTATACTCAAAAAACTGCTGTGGCACACGTGTATTTAGGCACCAGTCAAAGTTTTACTCCAGAGACAGAAGAAGATTGGAGAGATTGGAACAATATTATTAACAAATTATTAGATTTGGGTCTTTGGGTCACATTGGATTATGATGTGCAATATGCAGAAATGGTATCAAGAATGAATTGGCATAAGAACCATCATTTTATCAATATGATATCTGTGAAAATACCCAACATCAAAACATTCAACTCAAACACAGTGATCAAACTGGATGACGTCACGTGGGGTGCTACCAATACAGGAGTTTGGACACATGATTTGGACAAATTGATGACCAAAAAAACCTATACAGATTGGAGTGAATACAAGGGCGATTATCCTGTGGACATTGACAAGCATTGAAAAGGTTGTTATACTATAAACCTAAATACTGAAACACATGAGCATTATGAAATCTAAAATTTGGGTAACATTTCGCAGAGAAGGCACGCACAAATATCCTGCAGCATTAACAGATCCAAAATTAAAAACTGGTGACGAATATGATGTGAGTTTTTTGGGTTATCCTCACAGACACATATTTCATTTTCGAGTGGCTATTGAAGTATTTCATGATGACCGAGACATTGAGTTTATACAGTTTAAAAGATGGTTGGAAAACTTATATGGCAAAGGCACATTAGAGTTGGATTATAAAAGTTGTGAAATGATTGGCGCTGATCTTTATCAACAGATCAATTCAAGATATCCCAATAGAGAAGTCACAATAGACGTGAGCGAAGATGGTGAGAACGGTGCCACAATGACGTGGGCAGCCAATTCATCCATAACAATCAACTAGGGCGGGCCATGAAGATTTACATTGTGGATCTAGAAGAAGTAGAAACTAGATATACCAAACAATGGAAAAAATATCTACCCATTCAATTAAAAAGACACACCAATAATGAAATCCAAGTGATCAGCGGAGGAGATGCTGTGAAAAGTACCACCCCGGGTGCTTTTTTAAACTTTGGATTCACCAACATGTACAAAAGCAGACAATTAGAACAGATTGCTGAAATGTTCTGTGCGGGAGATATCAAAGATGGTGATTATTTCTTATACACTGATGCTTGGAATCCCACAGTACTGCAACTCAAGTACATGGCAGAATTATTAAATGTAAAAATTAAAATAGGTGGCATGTGGCACGCAGGATCATATGATCCACAAGACTTTTTGGGCAGACTGATAGGTGATAAACCTTGGGTGCGTCTGGCTGAACGCAGCATGTTTGAATCATTTGATCACAATTACTTTGCCACTGATTTTCATATTGATATGTTCTTACACAATTTGATGGATCTAGGCAGACTGGCTGACAAAGAAACAGTAGCAGAAATGTTTCACACAGGCAAAATAGTGAGATCGGGATGGCCTATGGAATATTTGGATGCTGACTTGACTGGTTATAAAAATATTGAAAAAAAGAATATTATTCTTTTCCCGCATAGATTGGCTCCGGAAAAACAACACAACATATTTCAAGATTTGGCAAAAGAAATGCCACAGTATGAATTTGTCACTTGTTTGGATCGTTGCCAGTCAAAAAATGACTATCACAATCTTTTAGCAGAAGCCAAATTGATTTTCAGTGCTAATTTACAAGAAACATTAGGAATCAGTTGGTATGAAGGTGCAGTATTAGGAGTTATTCCAATGATTCCTGATCGTTTAAGTTACAAAGAAATGGCTCAAGAAGAATTCAAATATCCTTCGGAATGGACAGAATCTTTTGAACTGTATAAGAAACACAAAGATTTGTTAAAAGCAAGAATAGATGACTACATGATCAACTACAAAAAGTATGCTCCATTGGTACACAAACAAAAAATATCATTGGCAGAAAACTTTTTTAGTGGCAAACAACTTTACCAAAGGATTACAAATGGAAAATAAAACTTTAGAACAAAATCAACCAGACAGCACAACGTATAAAGTAGATATAAACTATCAAGCAAATGTGGGCACAAATAACATTGTGGCCAGCACAGTGAGCGTGCCATATGGATTTGGTGGATCAGGCAATGGTGTTACTACCACAGGCATAGATTTTGAAGCAGATGCAATGAAAGGTATAAACTTTGAGGATTACAAACTGCCTATTATGTTTGAGGATATCATGCCTGAAATGCACAAAATAAAAGAAATGTGTGAGTTGTATCCGTCATTGGATATTGCTTTTCAAAAATTTAAAAATGTTTACAATATTGTGATAGATGATTATGACAATAAAATGCAACTGAAAATGCCTTTTTAATATGGAAACAGCCAATAAAAATTATTTTACCATGATCCAGATGCGTGCAGCTCTGCTGAATATACATCAGCAATTGACTGAACAACAATGGCAACCTCAGGTAATATTAGGATTAAACAGAGGAGGATGTATTCCTGCTATCTATTTGTCACACAAATTGGATGTTCCTCATCATGTGTTAAATGTAAGTTTACGAGATCATGCTGATACTCCTGATTTACACACATTGGAAAAAGTATATGCTTGGCAAAAAAGAGTATTGATAGTGGATGATATCAATGATACAGGTGCCACATTTAATTATATTATGAATAACTTTGGCAAACCAGAAAGATTAAAGTTTGCTGTGATATTGCACAACACAGTGAGCACCTACAAAGATATAGATTACAAAGGTTATGAAATCAACAAACTGGAAGATCCACGTTGGATAGTGTTTCCTTGGGAGCAATGGTAGTATGGAAAAAATTGACACTTTGAATCAAGCTCAAAAAGAAGGCAGAACTCCTTGGACCAAAGTGATATATGATTTGAAAGATTGTGTGTGGTATGAGGATGGATATCCTGTGACAGAAGGACATGCATTGTTGGTACCCAAACAAGCCAGTCAAAATATGATTGTGAAATGTTTTGAATTAGCATTGAAAATTGGCAATGAAAATATTGCCAAAGGGTTGATTGACGGCTACAACATAGGTATCAACATGGGCGAGGCAGCAGGTCAAACTGTTCCTTATCCGCATGTTCATTTGATTCCAAGACGCAAGGGTGACATGGAAGATCCTAGGGGTGGTGTGCGTCATGTGATCCCTCACAAAGGAAATTATAAAAAATGAGCAGAGCACTTTTCATAGGAGACAGTCACACTTGTGGATATGTCACTGTGCCTAACAAAACAGGTCCAGGCAGTTATACCTATTGGAATGATAACAACTATGCTGAAATTTACAACACAGTGAACGATAAACCCGTGAGTATCTATGCACATGCTGGAACAACTAATAGAATGTACACTGATTGGATGAAACACATGTTTAACACATTTCCAGACACCGATGAAGTTTTTCTTTGTTTGGCTCCATTGAATAGATTTGTGTTGGCTTTTGATGAGAAACTCACAGATGAAGCACTGCCTTTGGATTATTTTGTGCATGAATGTGTGGAAAGCACACCCACAGTAAAAAAGTATATGGATCTATTGGTCAAAGAAGGCAGAGTGCAATTGTACAACAAACCCACAGCAGAAGATTATGAAAAGTTTCCAGGTTTAAAAATTTCTGAAACAGATGGATTGCAACAACCAGACGTAAGAAAAAACACATTTATGGAGATAAAATTATTTTTTGAATTGAACACACATTTGGAAAGACGTGATTTTTTATTGAATGTGTTTGCTTGGGATAGAATCTGTGCTGAAAACAATGCCAAACTTTATGTGTTTAATTTTATGAATAGATTGAAATGGCCCAAGAGTTTGGAATATTACGGTGCATTAAAAAATACCACAGTAGCAGAAAAAACTGTTGAGCAATATATGTTGGACAATGGTATTGATCCTCAAAAATATTTGCTGCATGACAAAGAACATTACAATACAGAATATCACAAAACGATTGTGGAAAAATACATACCATGGATAAAAAATCAAAAAAAATCCTAATCATTGGTGATAGTTTTGCTTGTGAGTGGCCCAATGGCCTTGCTGGATGGCCCGCTCAGTTGGCTCAACAACATGATGTGACCAATTTGGCTCAGGCAGGTGTGGGCGAATATAAAATATTAAGACAACTGCTAAACTTTACCAAAGAAAATCCTTGGTGGCAGCATGACTATGATTGTGTGATTGTGTGTCATACCAGTCCCAGCAGAGTACACACTCCCGTTCATCCCATACACAAACAAGGACTGCACAAAGATTGTGATCTCATATGGAATGACATTGAATCTCGCAACAGTTGGTTCAATAAAAGTTTAGACACTGCTAAAAATTGGTTCAAGTATCACTATGATGATCAATACCAAAAAGACATCTACAGATTGATACGCAGAGATATCAACAGAAAACTGGAGCAAATCACCAGTTTACACATAGATAATTTTGGTATCAGTAACCATTTTGTTGAGGAACAGAATCTGTTGGACTTCAGTATGATCTGGCCTAACTACAGAGGAGAAATTAATCATTACAATGATGAAGGAAACCAAATTGTTTTGGCACAAATCATTGACAAACTGGAACAAATCTGTTAAAATAATACAATATAAGGAGTATAATGAAAGTATCAGAAAAGATTAAACAAAGACTGATTGCGGCTGGCGTGAACTATCATGCTGATGACAATATTTCAGCCTACATCGAAAAAGATGAATTGTCTCTGCTGGAACAAGAATTAACAGAATCATTCCGATCTGTGCTAAACAGTCTTGTGATTGATACTGACAATGATCCTAATAGTAAAAACACAGCACATAGATTGGCCAAAATGTATTTGACAGAAATCATGAGCGGAAGATATGAATCTAGACCCGATGCCACAGCATTTCCCAATGTGGGAGGAAATGCTTACACAGGCATGTTGGTGGTGCGTAGTGAATTAAAATCTATCTGCAGTCATCATCATCAACCAGTGAGCGGTGTGGCGTATATTGGAATCATACCCAATGGCAAAGTGATAGGATTGAGCAAATACACAAGAATAGCACAATGGTGTGCTAGAAGAGGCACACTGCAAGAGTCTTTGTGCAATGACATAGCACATGAAATTGAAATGGCCACTGGCAGCAGAAACATAGGTGTTTACATACAAGCCACACATGGCTGTTGTGAAAACCGAGGCATAATGGCACACAGTTCATTGACTCAGACCACTGTGTTAAAAGGTGCTTTCAAAGATGATGCTGGCACTAAAAAAGAATTTATGGATAATATTAACCTGCAACAACAATTTGCACCAAGATAGGAGACACAGATGACCAATAAAGAAGGACCATTTTACGCAGCATTCGGAGGTGATACCACAGGTATTATCAAACAAGAATTAATCACTTACAAAGTTAAAGATGGTGTGCTGTACAAAGAAACAGTGAAGAGAGATTATCACAGCCAAGGAGATTACATTGATTCATGTGAGTCAATTCCTTTGAAAGAAAACAAACATGAACATACAGCCTAAAGACACCAGTAAAGGTCATTTCTATGTGTCACTAATCAAGAGTGCATTTAGAATCATTGCAGGCATTAGTTTAATATTTGGTAACTTTATTACTGCTGGATTTTTATTCATACTGGCAGAATTATTAGGAGTGGTAGAGGAATTAGTATAATGAGCAAAATTAAAATAGCAGAATTATTTTACAGCATACAAGGAGAAGGCAGGTACATGGGTGTGCCTTCAGTGTTCTTGAGAACATTTGGCTGCAACTTTACTTGTGCTGGCTTTGGTTTGCCTCGAGGCATGCGTAGTGATGAGAATGACAAAGTATTTGAACAGCACAAACAATTTCCTTTTAAAAGCTATGAAGAATTGCCATTGGTGAACACAGGCTGTGATTCGTATGCATCTTGGGATCCTCGATTCAAAGATTTATCTCCCATGCTGACATCAGATGCTATTGTGGAAAGAACAATGGAAATATTGCCACACAAACAATGGGTGGATGAACATTTTATATTCACAGGCGGTGAACCATTGCTGGGTTGGCAACGTGCTTATCCAGATGTATTGGAACATGCAAAGATGCAGGCTTTAAAAGAGATCACTTTTGAAACCAATGGCACACAAAAACTACACAAAGATTTTAAAGATTATTTGACTCAATGGAATCAGAAGAATGGTAGAACTAAAGAATCCATATCATTCTCTGTGAGTGCAAAATTAAGTGTGAGCGGAGAAAAACGTGAAGAAGCTATACTGCCTGAAGTGGTGGCAGAATATGGAGATGTAGGGCATGTGTATTTGAAATTTGTGGTGGCCACCAAGGAAGATGCTGATGAGGCATTCCAAGCAGTGGCTGATTATCGTAAAGCAGGATTCTCAGGATCAGTTTATCTGATGCCTGTGGGTGGAGTAGAAAGTGTCTATCATATGAACAATAAAACAGTGGCAGAACTGGCAATGAAGATGGGATATAGATACAGTGATAGATTACAGGTGCCATTGTTTAAAAACGCATGGGGTACATAATGGAGAAAAAAGATATGGGAATATTTGATAAAGTTAAAAAAATATTTAAAAAAGAAGACACAACAGAAAACAAAAGCGAATCACATCAAGCATTGTTGCGTGAAAAAGAAGCAGCAACCAAAGAAGGCAAGCCTTGGGTGGCAGTGTTGGAGACTCACGTGAACAAAGAAAACATCAGAAATGGATTTTTTGAACTGGATTGGAACAATGCTTTCATAGAGGATTTATTAGATGCAGGTTACAAAGGTGAAACCAATGAAGAAATAGTGGAAGGTTGGTTTAAAGAAGTCACTAGAAACGTGCTGAAGGATCAAGGACAGGACGCCACACGTGATGCTGGATACATCAATGTGAACAAATTAGGAAAAGATAGATCGGAAATCAGTTAATGACCTACTTGCTTGTGGATTTAGCCAATGTATTTTTTAGATCACGTCACGTAACTGACGGAAGTCTTAATGATAAGATTGGTATGGCTCTACATATTACTCTTAACGGTGTAAGAAAAGTATGGAAAGATTTCAAAGGAGACCATGTGGTATTCTGTTTGGAAGGACGCAGTTGGCGCAAAGATTATTATCTTCCATACAAACGCAATAGATCTGATGCTCGTGCAGCACTCACAGCCAAAGAAAAAGAAGAAGAAACAATATTTTGGGAAACTTTTGATAATTTTAAAGAATTTATACAAACTAAGACCAATTGCACAGTGTTGCAAAATCCAAGATTAGAAGCAGATGATTTAATCTCTGCTTGGATACAAGCTCATCCCAAAGACCAGCACGTGATCATCAGCACAGACAGTGATTTTGCACAATTGATTGCTCCCAATGTGAAACAATACAATGGTATTTCAGAAGTGACCATCACTGATAAAGGTTATTTTGATCAAAAAGGTAATCCTGTAAAAGATAAAAAAACAGGTGAAAACAAAACAGCACCTGAACCAGAATGGCAATTGTTTGAAAAATGTGTGCGTGGAGACAGCACAGACAATATATTTTCTGCTTTTCCAGGAGTAAGAACCAAAGGAACCAAGACCAAAGTAGGATTGCGTGAAGCATATGAAGATAGAAAAAATAAAGGATTCAACTGGAACAACATGATGTTGCAACGTTGGATGGATCATGAAGGAGTAGAGCACAGAGTATTGGATGATTACAATAGAAATGTTATATTGTGCGATTTACGAGCACAACCAGATGAAATAAAACAAATTATGGCTCAAACTGTGGCAGAAGCAGCCAACCCCAAAGCAGTGGAACAAGTGGGAATCAAATTGATTAGATTTTGTGCCAAATGGGACATGCAAAGAATTGTGGATCAAGCACAGAGTTATGCTGAGCCATTGAATGCCAAATATAAAATAACAGAAGAGGTCACAGCATGACAGTGATTGCCAAACCCATATTGGATGGTAAGTTTTGGATATTGGAATCTGAAGGTATCAAACTGGGCACACTGTGCCGTCAGGAAGATCACAGATACATGTTCAGTTGTGCCTCAGGCAGTCGCATGTTTGACAATGAGCAACAATTGAGACAGGAATTCAAAGGAGATTGGCTGTGGGGAAATACCACTGTGACTGTGTCACAAGATCCTGCTGTGGATGCAAACTCTGTGTATGGATATCCCACTAAATTTGAACCTTGTAATCCTGTGTTTGATGTGCAAAAAAAATTACCATTGTTTACCAAAAGTAAAAAATCCAAATCATTGTATTGTGCTGGATATTATGTTATTAAATTTGAAAAAGGATGGGTCAAAAGTTTCTGTCCCAAACTGCTCACCATAGACAGGTATCCCAACAAAGGACCATTCAGAACATTGCTGGAGATGAAACAGGAACTCAGCAGTGCCAACAAACAAGAAGGACACATAACAAATGAGTAATGCACCTATTAACACAGCACCCATACAGCAATTGATACAACAGATCAAAGTGGCTGATCTGAGCAATCAAAAAGAAGTAAAAATTGATATTGCCACTGCCAAAAATGTGGCCTACACATTGGGCATTGTGATGAGCAGATTGGCTGGAAATTACGAAGATTTACTCAGCAAGAAAGACAAGGAAGAAGTGATTCAGGTACAAATGGATGGGGGCAAACTGTGAGCATCACTGACAAAGAAATAGAACAAATAGCCAGTACCAATCTGCCCAACAACCATTTCAATCCCTACATGACTGCTCCTGAATACTTCCAACAAGAGGGTGAAAACATGTGGATTAGATTCAAATTAAAGGCGTTTTACCCACTGCTTTGTGTGAGCCTGCTGTCTACACTTGCCCTGCTGTGTGTGCTGATATATACCCTATTTTAGCACTGATCCATTAGGGTTCCTTTCATTCAACCAAAAAATAAACTTACCAAAAGGCATAAATATACATGCTTAATCATTTTTACAAGGAACACATGAGCAGACCCAAACCCATTATCCTTTTGGAGAATGTTAATAAAAAGGACTACAAATCTGAACAGGTTTTGGATGCAGAAGCCATATGGGCCGTATTTTACAAAAATAAACCTTTCAATTTAAAGTCATCCAACATGACCACCAACTATCCAGGACCCAAATACAAGAAAGTTTCTTTCAGCAATCCAGGCCATGCTTTTAACCTTGCTAAAAAACTCAACACACTGTTCAACGTTCAAGACTTTGCAGTGGTGAAATTAACTCAGGGCGAAACCGTCACTGAAAAATAATGGACTGGAAAACTACCTATACTAAAATATTCCTTCAACAGGCAAACATTTCCGTGAACGATAATACCATGAAAGAATATCTACCCATATGGTGGAAAAATAGTCGTATCAAAACAGAAGGTGGATTGAGACTCACTGAAGAAGGTCTTAAATTTGTTCAAGAAAAATTAGAATTACAGACTTATGATGTGCCATTTCCATTGGAATTCACCATAACCACACAGATATTGATATTTTTAGACAAGTTTATAGATTGTCCATATTACTTGGCTGCTGATGGTATTATCGTGACCAATGAAAAGAAGGCCATGGAACTTCACTTATTTTCAGGTGATATACGCAAATATGGTTTGACCAAAGCCATGAGTAGACCCTTCGAACAGTAAAGATATCCACAATTATCAAGCATTTTAAGCCATTGAAATCAACGACTTTTTTGATTCAAAACCAATTGACTTCTTTTTTCACAGATGCTATTATGTATATAACACTAAGGCACTGAAACAAACTTAAAAGGAGTACAACATGGCCAAAGCAGACAAAGACAGTTTAGCAGTTAGACAGGTCAGTCCTAACAATGCTAAAAGTAGCATAACACACGCAATCAACAAAAAACGTCCATTATTTTTATGGGGAGCACCTGGTATTGGTAAATCAGATGTGGTACATCAAATTGCTGCCAGCATTGATGCTCATGTGATCGACATAAGATTAAGTCTATGGGAACCCACAGATATCAAAGGTATTCCATACTACAACATGAAAGAAAACAACATGATTTGGGCCGCCCCAAGTGAACTGCCCAATGAAGAATTTGCTAAAAAACACAAAAAAATTATATTGTTTTTGGATGAAATGAATTCAGCCGCACCATCAGTTCAAGCGGCAGCATATCAATTGATCCTAAACAGAAGAGTGGGCACATACAGGCTGCCTGACAATGTGGTTATTATTGCCGCTGGTAATAGAGAAGCGGACAGAGGTATCACATACAGAATGCCTGCGCCATTGGCCAATAGATTTATCCATATAGAAATGAAAGTGGATTTTGATGATTGGTTTCAGTGGGCTGTACAGAACAACATGCACAAAGATGTGGTGGGGTTCTTAACATTCAGCAAGAAAGATTTATACGATTTTGAACCCAAGAGTTCAGGCAGATCGTTCGCAACTCCAAGATCTTGGGCATTTGTCAGTGAATTATTGTCTGACGAAGTGGATGAGAATACCACAGCCGATCTAGTTAGTGGAGCAGTAGGCGAAGGATTAGCAGTAAAATTCATGGCTCACAGAAAAGTGGCTAAGGACCTACCAAATCCGTCTGACATTTTGTCAGGGAAGGTAGAAAAAATGAAGACTAAAGAAATCAGTGCCATGTATTCCTTAACAGTCTCCCTTTGCTACGAACTGAAAGACGCATGTGATAAGAAAGACAAGAAGTTTAATGATAAAGTCAATAAATTTCTTAGATTTTCTATGGATAATTTCGATACTGAAATTGTTGTGATGGGCATTAAACTTGCTCTTACGCAATATCAATTACCGATTGATCCAGACAGTATCAAATGTTTCGATGAGTTTCATGAAAAGTACGGCAAGTATGTTATTGCCGCACAAAAGGTTGCTTAACTGTGACCATTCACAGGGCATTTTCGAGTGCCCTGTGTACAAATAAAGATTCTTATGACTACTAAAAAACAAGAAAAATTAAACAAATTACAAGAAGAAGTATTGGATAAAATTATTGTGGCAAGAGTAGGATTGTTGTTGAGACATCCTTTCTTTGGCAACATGGCCACTAGATTGGGCATTCAAGAATGTGATGAATGGTGTCCCACAGCAGCCACTGATGGAAGAAATCTTTATTATAATACAAAATTCTTTAGCAAACTTTCTGCTAGAGAAATCGAATTTGTGATAGCACATGAAATACTTCATTGTGTGTTTGATCACATTGGCAGAAATGAACAGAGAGATAGACAGATATACAATGTGGCTTGTGATTACATTGTGAACAACACATTGGTGCGAGACAACATTGGTGAAAAACCCAAAGACATTCCCATATTTCAAGACTTCAAATATGAAGGTTGGAGTTCTGAAAGAGTGTATGATGAAATTTATAAAAAATATGATGAAAAACAATTGCAAAAATTAGGTCAATTGTTGGATGAACATTTGGATTGGGACAAGGACGAAAACGGCGGCGGTAAAGATAAAAAAGACGGCAAAGAAGGTGACCAACAAAAAAGACCAGCATACAGCAAAGAAGAATTGAGAAAAATTAGAGATGAGATCAAAGATTCCATACTGCAATCAGCACAAGCCACAGGCGCTGGTAATCTTCCCAAAGAAGTGGAAAGAATCATAAAAAATATGACCAATCCTAAAATGAATTGGAGAGAAATATTACAGACTCAGATACAGAGTACCATCAAAAGTGATTACAGTTTTATGAGACCCAGTCGCAAAGGTTGGCACACAGGCGTGGTATTGCCAGGTTCACAGTTTGAACAGACCATTGATTTGGCTGTGGCCATTGATGCCAGTGGATCCATTGATGAAAAAAAATTGAGTATATTCTTAGGCGAAATCAAATCCATCATGGATCAATACAAAGATTATAGAATTAAAGTGTGGACTTTTGACACAGAAGTGTACAATGAACAAGACTATGGTCCCACAGATGGTGACATTAGCCAGTATGAAATCACCGGTGGTGGTGGCACAGATTTCATGTGCAACTGGGAGTACATGAAAAAGAATGACATTCAACCAAAAAAATTCATCATGTTCACAGACGGATACACATTTGACAGCTGGGGAGATCCTCACTACTGTGACACCGTGTTTGTGATACACAACAATCACAACGAAAGAATTGAATCACCGTTTGGTATCACTACCAAATACGAAGACTAATGTTGCAGAAAACTGGAGAACCCAATCCTTTAAACTTTTTTGGTATTAGAAAAGTTCAAAAACCACTGCCGCATTTCACATATTTGGAAATCAAATTCGATTATGGCATGGAAGACAAGATCAATAATTGGATTAGAATCAATTTAAAAAGTAGATATTTTTTGGAAAAAACAATCAAAAGCTCTCATGAACACAAAGTGGAGTATGTGATAAAAATTGGTTTTGAAGAAGCCAAAGAACTCACCATATTCACTTTGAGTTGTCCTTATGTGAATCGAAGTTAAATAATTTCGTATATACAACAAGGAGAACATACATGAACGAAGAAACTAAAAAAACTGCCACAGCCAGCACTGCTGCACCAAAAGCTGCAGCACCAGAAGCTGATTTAAAATCAGGAGATTTAACTGTGCAGGATTTAAACACTATCAAAGCTATCATTGACGTGGCATCACAGAGAGGTGCTTTCAAAGCCAATGAGATGCAAGCCGTAGGAACAACCTACAACAAACTTGAATCTTTTTTGAATGCCATTCAAGCTCAACAAGCGGCAGCAGCTAAATCTGCTCCAGCAGCAACAGCAGCACCTGTGGGAGATAAAAAATAATGTCTGAAGTGAAACATTTGGGTAGATTCAAAGACACCAAAGAAGTGGTGGGAGTGGTCTACAGAGTATTGCCCAGTGATCCAGAACATGCATTGGTGGTACCCACCAGCGGTTTGGATGCAGATGAACATGCAAGACTGATGGATTTAATTCACAGTGCTGCCAGTCAAACTTCATATGAACTAGCAGAAGCTATGGCCCGTGCCCCGTTGGGTGATGGTTCCATCATGCTGGCTAGATTCCATGTGAAAAAATTGATGAAAAAAGTCAAGAGCAATCAAATAGAAATGACTCCCAATCAATTCACCACTATCAGTTTGGATGCATTGAATGCTGCCATAGCACAACAAAAAGGTTTAAAAATTGCTGAACTGGCCATCACTGCCAGCAACGATACACCAGCAAACACACAGGCCAGAAACATAGTGAATCCCATTGTGGAATCTGTGAAAAACGAGTCTGTGTTGACCGATGAACAATTGGCTGCAAAATTAAGAAGTGATGCAGACAGATTGTACAAAGAAGCAGCACGATTGAGAAAACAAGCAGACGAGTTAAAAACTAAGTCAGCAGAATAATCAATTATGGTCATTTTTGGCAAAAAATCACTGCCCAAAAATGTTGTGGATCATTGGCCAGAAGTGTTCAATGATGTCACAGTGAATGCCATACCTATTGAGTACCTATTGGCCATAAAAGTAACATTTAATGATGGCAAAAAATGGGAAATCAAAGTCAAAAACAGTCATAAAAAAATGACCAACAGTAGGCTGGAACAAACACTGAATGAACTGTTCAAAAACTACACCAACAGCATCAAGAATGTGGATTTTAGGCTGGATACTGAAAAGGTCAAAAAGGACATTGAAAAACACACCAAAAAGTTCTTTAAAAAATAAAACTTTTAAGTGATGAATACTGTTAATTCAGTATAAATACACAGTAATAAGACATTAGGAGCAACGCACAATATGGCATTCAAAATAAGACGTGGCACAAACGCACAAAGATTACTGATAACTCCAGCAGAAGGAGAATTAATCTACACTACAGACACCAAAAAACTGTTCACAGGTGATGGTACAACTTTGGGTGGTGTGGCTGTGGACACAGGCACTGTGGCGTTTTCAGGCATTGCATCAGATGTTACTCCAGATGTGGACAGCACAAGAGACATTGGTGCCACAGGCAACAGATGGGCCGAAGGTTGGTTTGACAATGTGTATGGTGCATTCACAGGTGCTCTTACAGGCAATGTCACAGGAAATTTAAGTGGTAATGTCACAGGCAATGTCACAGGAAATTTAATAGGCAATGTGTCAGGTGATGTCACAGGAGATCTCAACGGTTCAGTGTTTGCAGATGACTCCACAGCAATGTTGGATGCCATACAAAAAAGAATCAAAGCAGATGTGTACAGCACAGCAGGCACATTATTATTGAGCACCAACCCTGCTACCAATGTGGTCAGCAACGGTGATGTGGTAATCACAGACAACGTGGTGACTCTGTTGAACGGATTAGACAACATACAATTAGGCACCAACACTTCAGCATTAGGAGTAGGGTTAAGAATTAAATCGCCTGTGCTTACTAACAAATCTATTGAAATTAATTCATTAACAAATGGTATTGTTGGTGACAGTTTTGAAATTCAAGTATCCAGAGGCTCTTTAAGTATTCCTACTTCAGTACAACAAGGTGATCCATTGTTCACTATAGTGGCCAATGGCTATGATGGCACTGATTACAGATTTTCCAGCGCTATATCTTTTGACATTGATCCTGACACCAGCAATCCTGTAGGACCAAACGCAGTACCAGGAAAAATTAGTTTTGGAACATCTGCAGATGGTGGAGCAACCTTACGAGGATTAGTTTTTGATGCAGATGGACAATTGGGTGTGAATATGACCTCTCCCACTGCCACACTGGATGTGAATGGTGCTGCAAAATTTGCAGGTCCTGTGAGATTGGCCGTCGCTGCCAATGACACAGCAAGAACTGCTTATGGCACAGCATTGAAAGGACAATTAATATTCATGGTGAGTGGTACCTCACCAGCAGCTACCAACAAAGTACAGGTGTACGATGGTGCAGCCTGGGTCAACCTACACTAATTAATTTTATTTTTGAATTGTTTTGGATTGTTTAATTTTACAGTCAGCCCAACTGCGATTGGTCCATTGAGAAGGTTTGTAATCTATATTTTTTGATTGAATACCATAACATGCTGGCACAGTATCATACAGTATCATTTTTTTATTCACAGCAGCATCACGCAACATAATTTGATGTAAAAAATTAGTGACTGGTTTGCCTGGCACGAAATCACACCAAGGTCCACACTTCAATTGTTCCAAGTCAATGGTTTTAACATCACTCCATTGTATAATTCTATGAGTTATGCCATTGATATTCACCATGTAATGATAAAGATTATCATCAGCAGGTTGTTTTTCCCAAGTCCACCCTTTGCGATCACAAATTTGTTTGATCAATTTGACATGATCACTGAGATAAAATCTAGGTTCATCAGGAGATCTACCTATGTCTGATCCGGCTCTTATTCTGTATTGCCAACTCTTATGTCCTAAAGATTGTATTTCTTCCAGAACATGTTCCATATGATCCAAACTTTCCAATGTATATCCCACATAGTACACAAAAATTCCTTCAGCAATACAATTGTCTATGCCTTGCAGTTGTTTTTGATGCACAGTTGCTCCTTGATAGGAATGATGATTCAAACCAATCATCACCATGGTGGCTCCAGCAGCAGCGATTTCTTTCACCCATGCTCTGTCAGACAACTTTACTCCATTGGTCAATATGCACACGTCTTCAGGTCTGTTTAATCTTTTCAATAATGCTTTGATTTGTCTAATTAATTCTGGCAAGTCTTTGCGCACAGTGGGTTCAGCACCAGCCAATATCACAGCACCAGATTCTGCATGAAATCTATGTTCAATCTGATCCAATATTTGTTCAATGGGTCTATCAGCTTGTTTATTGTCAGGTTTATGATAACAGTGCGGACAATTTAAATTACATCGGTCAGTGACTTCTACCATGATCCCATGAGGAATGGTGTATCCTGAAACATCATAGTGTAATTGCTTATAAAATTCTACGTCTCTTTCTATTCTAATGTTTTGTGTGCCATGCTCAGCACAAGTCTTGGTTAGATACACTCCAGAATCTCTTGTTTCTCTCACTGCTTCACAGTGTCTATAACAGATATCACACAAGCTAGTAGTTTTTATATCTTCCATGATTATTTGTACAGTGCTATGGCAGCATCTATAAAATCTTTAGGGTAATTGTTTCTAAAACTTTCCAAACACAATATCTGCAAGCTGGCAAAGTCTGTGGGAGTGTGCATGTCAATATTTAGTTCATGCATTTTGGGCAGTAAAACTGTTCTCCTGTCTTGGGATATGTGACTGAAATGATCCTGCACAGTGATAAGTGGTTCGCTTTTGTGATAACAAAAGAAATAGTTAACACTTTTTAATTTGCCTTCCACCACAAAATAACTGCTGGGGTGTAAACTGTATTTGTATAATCCTAATGTTTTGTGTGCTTGCAGAATCTCCAACATCTGTTCACGCCAATTGGGCAGCACTGCATCCATGCCCACTGTGTGACTCTGTTCCCAAAAATCCACGCCATCAACGCCAAAGATAATTTTTTTATTGTCATAGTCCAGTTCCAATATGTCAGGAATGTGTTCTGGAAAATTGTGATGCATCATCAGCAGCATATCCACTTCTCTCTGCCATTTTTGTTCCATTAGGATGGGATCCATCACTTCGTTTTGATCTCTGTGATACTCTGTGTCGTTGTGAAACCATTGCACAAATTCTGTTTTATTTTGATTGATAAGACTGGTGTACACAAGATTGTTCCTGCACAATCCTTTGCCTGGCACATTATTGTAATAGTATACGTAGTCAGTTACCATCTAGGATATCTTTCCAATTGTTTGTAAAATTCTTGAACATTTAATTGCCACACAGTTTGATTTGTGCCTCTGTATTTTATTTGATTGATTTTTTTCAAACATTTAGATTCTGCCAACATGGGTGCCCAAATATTATGCACTAGACGTTGAGTGCCTTCACTATTTTCATTGGTGGTCACATAAAGATTATTTTGTGATCCAGCCCATTCAATACAAGTGGGAATAAAAAATTGTGGAGTGACGCTTTGATGCGTGAGTATGCCTGTTTTGGTTCTTAATCTTGAGATAGGCAATTGATCTGTGAACACACAAGTTCTACACAATATTCTAAAACTATTTTCACCCATTTCAGGAAAAGAATGAGCGCCAGTAGACCCCACTATTTTATTGTTGTATTTAAGCAACCAAATTTTCCATTTTTTTTCTGTGGAGATGCTGTCCACCAACATTTTTTTATTACTGTTGTTTTTGAATCCTTTGGATTCTGCTTGAAGATAAAATTCTGTTAAATCAATCGATTCAGAATATGGTACCAATTTATAAGTCATAAATTATTTTGCTCTCAATATTTAACACTAAATATTTGGATGATAAGAGGAATTGGTGGCCGACCATATATTGATTTAACTCCACATTTGGATATAGAAGGTTTTAGGAAATTACATCCTGAAATTTGCCGAGGATTTGCTTTGGCTAGAGAATATGCCAAAGAAGGCACATGGATGTCGCCAGGATTTAATCTACAAGACATGAGTTATCAATTGAATTGGAAACCAATTTATCAGGCTGTGAAAGAATATCTTGCACTGCCCATAGATCATCCTATTAGAAAAAACGGTGATGATTTGTATGCCAATATCAAAGATTACCGCACAAGAAATCAATTCACACGCTACCTCAAAGCAGTGTTGGGTGCCAAAGATCCATACATCTATTATTTTTTATGGAATGAAGGCGATTGGGATAATAGAAATTCTGAAAGACATCTCACAGAGGAAAGCAAACATTTTCCTGGATTGGTCACATGGGTTAAAAATCTTGTGGATCAAAACATTATCAGTCAAATAGGCAGAGTGATATTTTTTCACTGTGAACATGATGGACAACCATTTGAACACAGAGATCTAGATGGCAAACTGGGTGATCAACAAGGATACAGTGATCATCGCAATGAGTTCATACACATACGTTATAACACCAAAAGAGGATTTTATATTTGGGATCCTGAAACAAAAAACAAAACCTACATCAATGCCAATGCAGCTTTCTGGAACGATCAAGACTGGCATGGTGGAGAAATTAATCGTGAACAAGAGTATGGATTGAGAATTGACTGTGTGTTCACCGATGCATTTAGAAAAAAATTAGGCATCGATCATTTAAAAAATTATTAATATGAATAACTTTCATCGTTTTATAAATCTACCTTTTACCATAGATAGACCAAAAATTTTTGATACATTAAAAGTGCCTAACTGGTCAAGTGGTGGTATGACTTTTGAAATAGCTAAACAGCATGTTGATAAAAGAATCCTTGAATGGTTGGATAGTTTTAATATTTCCACATCTCAATTTTTTGAAGGAACTTACACTGCACCTAATAATGGATCTATTGGCATACACAGCGATACAGATACATTGTCGGACATGACCAAATTACTTTTTATTTGGGGGCCAGACAACAGTTTCACTAGATGGTGGGAGCCTAAAATTGATGCAGTTTCTTCAAAGATGCGACCAGATCAAGGAGGCCCGCATGCTGAAATTTTCAATCCTGACACGTATGTTTATGAATTTGATGATGCGGACAGAGCACTGTGTTATGAAGAAAAAGATTGTAATTTATTGTATGAAAAAGTTTTATCTAAACCAAGCATAATTAACGCAGGCAGATTGCATAGTACATTTAATAATGGCAGTGAAGATCGATGGGGTCTTACTCTTACATTAATGAAAAATAATAAAAGATTACAATTTTTTGAAGCATTAGAAATTTTTAAAGACATAATACATGAATAAAACTATGTCTGATCAAAATTATTATCACAGATACTTAAAATTACCATTTGAATATTTAAAACCAAGATGTTTTAATAAAAGTTATGATCATCCTAATATGATATATGTTTTGCCAGAATCAATTGACCAAAGTGTGATCAAATGGATCGAGTCCTTCGATTTAAAAGTATCCAATCTTATTGAAGGATTTTATACTCCCACAAATGGTGGAAAGATACCTCTGCACAATGATACCTCTACCATAAGCAATGCTGTAAAAATTAATTTTACCTGGGGACCAGACAACAGTGTGACCAGATGGTGGCATGTGAAACAACCTGAATATTTAAAACCGGTCAAACCAGACAATAGTCATATATTAATTGCGGGTGTGGTGCCCGATATAGTGGTCACAGATGCTTACTCAGCACGTGAAGAAGATTGTGATTTGGTGCATGAGCAAGTGATCAATAGACCCAGTTTGATGAACATAGGACAACTGCACAGCACATTCAATCCCAACATGACTGAAGATCGTTGGACACTGTGTTTTACTCTGTTAAAATTAGATAACACACATCTACAATTTGAAGAAGCTGTGCAAATATTCAAAGATTATATTCATGAATAGAACAGTGCGTATTACCTGCCCCAAAGAATTTAATAAAAAATACATGTCTCGTCAACATGACAATTATATCAACAAGTTGAATGTGTATCACAACGCACAAAAAATATTTGCCAACATTGATGATGCAGAGGAGAATCTTCCTATAATATTAGAAAAATCCATTGTGTTCGATAATATCAACGTTTTTGAATTCAATTATGATATTAAATTTCACTCAGTGGAAGAGCAGGCCAAAATTATATGGAGTCTTAAACCAATAAATTATCTGTATCAAAGTCATGTGCAGTTGATCAGACTCAACAGTGTGCAAGGCAGTGAACATGTGTCAGATGACTATCGTATCACAGTGAAGTGTAATCAATACACTCACTCAGTGGGCAAGGAATATCATCAAGGACAACATCAAAACATAAATTTTAAGGATCTCATAGATGCCAACGGATACTGTTGTTTCAGCGTGGAAACCAAAAAAGTTTTTGATAACACTTCAGCCATCACATACGATCAATTACAATTTGAAATACTATAATTATTGCTATGACTCTCAAAGGACTTATACCTGGCAGACAGCAGCCCACACATCCAGCAGACAAACATTGGCAATTTGGTACTGTTATGAATGGCGTTAAAAAGGTTGATCCTTTGTTGCATTATAGTTGCTTTACTTTGGGATTCGATAGAACAGATATCATTCAATATGTGTGTGATGCTATGAAAAATATCAAACCAGAAATAGCAGAATCTATTGTGCATGCTGAAGATTTAAAATTAAACCATGCAAGTTATGAACTCAGCAATAAATTGTTTAAGATGAGTGGCGGATATAGAAGCTTCTTCGCATTGTCAGGCAGTGATGCCAACGAAGGAGCAATAAAGTTATCTTCTGCCTATCATCATGTGAAGAAAAACAATAACAAAAAACAAGTGATAAGTTTTGAGGGCAGTTATCACGGCAGCACTTTCCTTAACAATAATCTTGGAGATCTACTGATGATCAATCCCATGTACAACATGGATAGGTATCATGGTGCAACAAGACTTGCCAGAGATTTTGAAATAGATCAAGTGGATTGGACCAAAGTGATGAGTGTGATAGTAGAACCATGTTCATACGGTGGGGACATGACTCCAAACTCAAATGAGTTTTGGCAAAAATTAAAACATGTTCAACAAACATTTGATGTGTTGATCATTATGGATGATATTTTTATAGGGGGAGGCAAAACAGGTAATTATTTTGGGTGGAAACACTTGCCCATACAACCTGATATCTGCACCATGGGCAAAGCCATCACAGGTGGATATTTTCCTTTGAGCATTACCATGTACAATGAAAAAATACATCAAACACTGCCCACAAACTTTGATTGGGATCATGGATACACCTATAATTTTTCTCTGTCAGGCATCAACAGTGCTTTAAAATATATGGACATACTGGAAAAAGAACAGGTATTGAACAACCATCAAACAATTCAAAACACTGCTGTTAAAACTATTCAAAGCACAGGTTTTGAAATACTGAATCGTTTTGGTTGCCTCTATATGATACGCAAAGGCAATTATAAAAATTTATATATTGTGCCTTTGAATGCTACTGAAGAATATTTTACTGTGCTTAAACAAAATTTAGAATCATATGAAAATAATTGATAATTTTTTTGACTCTGCAACGCTATCAGAACTAAAAAAAGCCATTCAAAACGAAATAGCTAACGAAATCAGTGCTATTAAAAAATCCGACCTGAGCACAGAAAAAGATCATGTAGGATTAGAAAATAGCAATTATTATTTTTTAAATGGTCCTGCTAAAATTATTGTATTAAAAAATTTAGTGGCAAATAAGTTGTTGTCTGCTGAAGTGATGGATGATAACGACAGTATGCTACGCTATCATGTCAATAGAGCTCCCTACAATGCTAGATGGCATTTGGATGGATTGTATGCTGAAAAAGATGAATTGGATTACATAGGCATAACAATTTTCTTAAATGATGTTTGGCAAACAAATGACGGAGGATTATTTGTTTACAAAGAAAATAAAAATGATACACAGGGCAAGTTTGTTGAACCCATAGGTAATAGAGTTATAATTAATTCCAAAGATCTTGATCACGCAGTTACAGCAATAACCAACCAAGAAGTGATTCGATATTCTTTACAGATGTTTATTAATCACAAATACTTAATATGATACACACAGAATTTGATCCATTACAAGAAGTAATTGTGGGAGATTGTTATGCTCCTGGAGATATGGATCATTTTTTACCCAAAGAAAGCATATCAAGTTTCAACAGAATACTGGAAGAAACCAAACAAGACCTTAACAATCTTGCAGATTTTATAAAAAACTCTAACATCAAAGTGCATAGACCAGAAGTACTAAAATACACAAAATCTATAGAGATGCCTAATTTTAAAGTGAATTTTCCCATGTGCCCCATGGTACCTAGAGATCAATATCTGATTTTGGATAGACAAATTATACAAACTTACACCAGCTACACAGATAGATATTTTGATTCGTTGAGTTATGTGAAAATTTTTAATGAATTATTCAAAGAAGGATACAATTGGATTTCACAGCCTCTGCCCAAACTAATCAACACTCAGATAGATGAAAATTGGTACATATCTAACTCTATCTATCAAGAAAAATTATCAGATCAATTGCTATGGCACACAGCTGCCATATTCAAAGCAGGAGATTCTTTGCTGTATAACAGTAGAGGTCCTGGTTCTAGCTTTGGTTTGGAATGGTTCAAACGTAATTGTAAGGATTATACACTGATTGAAAACACTGGTGATACTGTGTTTAAAAACTACGGACATATTGATCATGGATTTTTATTAATAGACGATGACACAGTAATACATGCTGGCATAGAATGGGTGCCTTTGGCATTAAGAAATAAAAAATTAATAGATGTTAAAAACTACGTTGGCAAAGTTGTGATAGACAACTATATCAAAGACTACACTGCCACAGATGGCAGATATTCCAATGCTTGGTTGGAGCAATATCTGGCTAATTGGCGAGGATACACACAAGAAGTTTGTTTTGATTTAAACGTATTAATTTTAGATTCAAAAAACATATTGTTTGGCAAACATTTACCTGAACTATTTCAATATTTAAAGACTTTCAACATCAATTGTCATGTGGTGCCACAACGTCACGAAGTATATTGGGAAGGTGGAACTCATTGCTGCACACTAGATGTTAAAAGAAAAGGTTCAAAAAGAAAGATAATAAATTAAATTTTTCTTACATCAATAGTGCTGACGTACAAAGGCTCATTCAATACAGTATTAAAAATACGAATGATATCTTGAGTATCACAGAAGGGTTCACTCTGTCTAACTCCGGTTTTTTCACCATAATTTAAAATTCGTATCAGCACACTTTGAGGTTGAGCACCAAATGGTGTTTTAACACTTAAAAACCTATGCACATTTTCCAAATGAGTTTTTTGTTTAATATAATTTAAATCAGCGCCCACTTGTTTTAAAATATCTTCTGATAACTCAGTACCCAATGTACCAAAAGTTACTATTTTGCCTGTTTTATTTGTTTCACTCCATTTTTTATGAACCATCATCAACAGTTGAATCTGTGCATCACCCACGTGTGCTAGATTGACAAAATGGTCATAACTCGCACTTTGATCAACCACTCGTTGAATATCTTCCAATTTGTTCAAATTGTATCCAGTGTTTCTAGATATGCCCACAACTTCATGATGATGTTTGAGATGTTCAAACAACACAGATCCTATGGGAGAAGTATGTCCGGTCATTAATATTTTCATAATACTGTGAACCTCACTATCTGTATAAATCTACTGTCCATGCTGCTGCCATGTCCGTATTCTTCAATTTCAAACATGATAGGATTGACTCCTTGCCAAAAAAATTCTTTTTCTGCACTCAAGGTGGTGCCTGCTTGCACGTTTTGATTGTGTATCAGTGTTTCGCCATTCAGTTTAAAATGGAAGTATTCTTGACTGATACCAAATTTGTCATTGAAAGATTGCAATGATTGTGCATCACACAGTGATAAGTTATAGGTAAATTTACATGACCACCAGTCTACATCTTTATAAATCAACTCAATTTGAGCTGTGAGTTCTATTTGTTTGTCATCATGCCAACTTTGTTTATTTTGTAGTACCAATGTGTTATTGTTTTTTTGTAAAACAATTTCAGCGCTTCTGCTTATGCTTTTTTTTTCAGCAGTTTCCTTGCTTAATTCTATGGTATCAAACAATACAGAGTTGTTCCATTGCAGTATCAATTGATCCTGTAACTTACCTTCAGCAACCAGTTCATTGGCTACATAAGAAGAACGCATCACTGGAAAATAATCAAACTGTAATTTTTTTTTCATTGTTTTAATTGAGCCATTAATTCTTTATTAAAGATACCTTCTATTCTCATAGACCAACTCACTTTGTTGGTATTTTCCACTCCGCCATGCCAATCATGATTGTTCCAATAGAATGAGCTGCCGGGATTCATGTGTATTTTTTCGTCTCCGTTTTCCACATACAAAGATCTAACATTCATGGGATCAAACCATATAAAATGCTCTTCTTGTTCATAGGGTTCCATCTGTAAAAAGCAATCTCTGTGTTTGACAGTTTTTAATCCAGAATTTTTCAACAATAGTATGATTGGTCCCAATGGTTCAAATGGCAGTTTTTTAGCCCAATCCACCAGTGATGGAAAATACTTGGATTCTTCTGTCCATCTACAGTCATACATTGGTTTTTTATTTGCATCATAAGGTAGATATGGAGCGTTAATACATCTATCAAATTCTCTTATCACAAGATAATTCAGTGCTTCGTACACAGGATACTGATACATTAACCAGTAATGAAAACCCACCATGTCGGTTTTTTCCAACTCTGCACCGTACTGTTTTAATTTAGGATCTGTTTCTTTATCACGCCAATAATTATAGGCTCCTTTAATATCATCCACATATTCTTCATGATTTTCTATGCCGTAGTTCAATCTAATATGTGCGTGAGCTTTGCCTATGCCATAGTGAATATCTTTTGTGATGTCTTTTAATTGTTGTATATTCACATAAGGATCCATACAGATGTATGGTTTGCCGTAAACACCTTTCATATTATCCCCATATGTTAAAAATATATTTGGGCACTAATCCTGCATTGGATCCTGCATGCCATGAAGTGCGTTTGGGCCATTTCCAAGTGGCTCCTGTTTCTTGATTGTACAAACAATGATCTTCCACAATTAAAACATGTCCTGGTGCTGGTGGACTTATGTGGCAATGAAATCGAACTATTTCTTTTTTGTGTTCTAAAGTTTTTTCATCGTCGGTGATATCCCAATGCCAAGGTGCTACATCTCCAGGTTTTACTCTACTGATCCAAGCATTGATATAGCTGCTCATTCCCACCCATTCACAAAACTTTTCCGCTATCTTTTTATCAAAATTTGTGCCTGGTAGGTACATGTCCCAACTGGCATTGCCGCCTTCGTGTTTCATTTTATAGCCAGCTTCACGCAATGGTTTGGCCACTTCTTCCACTCCTGGCACGTGATGCCCCACATCATGTCTTGGTCCTATATAAGCACTCTGTTGATCTTCAATGCTTTTTATAACACTGTGCCAATCAATCAGATCTTTGCAGTTACCCACATATTCAAGCATTTAAAAAATCTCCTGGCCAATTGCCATAATTCATTTCCACAGTTAATTCATACAATTTAAAAGTGTCATACAATTCACCCACAAGACTTTGAGCAAATCTAGGATGAGTGGGATCAAATAATATGGATTTTAACAATTCCTTGGACACATATCTATCTTCGTCACAGGTACAACCGTAAAGATCCATTATGCGAACTTTGTTTTTATCATCCAAATAAAATGTGTGTGGATACAGATTGGATTTGTGTATGTTCATTGACAATAAGTCTGACAAAATGTCTTTGACTTGTTGTTGCCAGTTGGGCACTGCGGATATTTCGCCTGTGTGTATAAGTTTGCTTAGACTACGATCATACCATTTGAATTCAATGGTTCTATTTCTGTGATCAATGTTTAAGATTTCAGGAGCATATGGTTTATTTTTTAATTTTTCTATATAATTGGTTTCTCTAGCAAACCAATTTTGTCTAAAGTCATCTGTCATATTGGAATTAACAAAATATTGATTGCTGTTAAAATTCATTTTAAATATATCTTTGTCAGGACTAATCAATGGTTCATACACCATGTTGGCAATGGCTAATGTGCCCAGTTCATGTTTGTAAAAATTATTCCAATATTTCATCATACATAACCTTTATGTTAAATCCACAAGTGTCTACCAGTTTGTTCACTTGTGGTAGATGAGTGCGTTCTATTTTAAAACTTATTTCAGTTTCAGAAATTTTTTTAAATTTATTCATACATCCTTGTTTGTTTAATCTATTTAAAACTATGGAAAAACTATGATCAAACAAATATCTTAGATTGTATGGAGGATCATTAACTATAATTTTGACCGAACACGGATCTTTTAGTTCTACTTTGTTTAATAATTTTCTTACCACAAGTTGAATGCGTGATTTATATCCCAAATTAGCAGCAGAATGTATGCGACCAGCATCCATAAGATACACTGTGTTGTCCACTTCAGTGGGGTACATTTTTAAATTTTTTAAATCATACAGATAACTGTGTTCACCTTGCAGTGTCAAATGGTATCGGTCATCTATGTCAGCATGAGCACAATAACTTTCACCTGGCTCTAATACAATTATTCTTGCTTCACCCACAGATCCCAGTTGAGCAAACAGATCCACAATGGCGGGCTTTTTGAATTCATCTTTCAACTGCCAAGCATCATAGAAAAAATCTCCAGTAGGTTTATTCAATTGAGTTTTTGGTAAATCCAAAATTGGTAAACTGTTAAAAATTTCTTTGGCTGAACATGTGATATTAATTTGGTCAAGCATAGCTGTACTTATCGTGAAAAATTATGTGGGCAGTTAATTACGATAAATACTCTGTCCATACTATGTCCAATTTCGAGCAGTCAAATTTCAGTGATGAATCGTCAGTCAATGCTGGCCAATCATCTGAACAGTTAATCAGGATACAGAGCAACCAAAAAAAAGATAGTTTTAGGATAGAATTATTCCTCAGCAACAGATGCAACTACAAGTGCTGGTATTGTTTTCCAGGATCCAATGAAGGCACACATGGTTGGCCTGATCTTGAATTGATCAAAAAGAATCTTTCCCATCTCATTGAACACTACAAAAAAAATATTGGCAAAAAAGATTTCTATCTGCACCTCATAGGAGGTGAACCCACCATATGGAAAGATTTTGGAGAATTTACCAAATATTTTAAAGAACAATTCAACTGTTTGATTAGCATGAGCACCAATGGATCACGCACACTGAGATGGTGGGAAGAATATGGTCATTACAATGACATTGTGATGCTGAGCTGTCATCATGAAAGAGTGGACGTGCCACATATTGTTGCTGTGGCAGATCTGTTGTACAAAAAAGGAGTCAGCGTGGATGCCAACGTGCTGATGGATCCACATGCTTGGGATAAATGTGTGGCCATAGTGGAGCAGTTAAAATCCAGCCGAAAAAAATGGGCCATAAATGTGTTGGAGATTTATCACAGCACAGTGAATTACAATGAAGAACAAAAGAAATATCTCAGTGACTGCAACAAAAGAAATCCATCATTTTTTCAACTGTTCAACTGGAAAAAAAGAAGGTTTGAAAAATTTAATTCCACTCCCACATTACATTTTAACAATAAGAAAAAGAAAAGAGTATTACAAAATTATCTTTCATTGAACAGTATGAACAATTTTGAAGGATGGCAGTGCAATGTGGGTGTGGACACCATACAGATCGACAAGCATGGATTAATCAAAGGCTCTTGTGGTAATCGTCTTTATAATTTGAATCGTTCATTCAATCTATTTAACCATGATTTTACTGATAACTTTTACCCTGATATTGTGCCCACAATTTGTGAAAGAAAACGCTGTACTTGTCAACCCGAAATCAACTGCAATAAAAAAACTTTATGAGTAACACAGAGCAATTAAAAACAATTTACGAAACCAGTGTGTTCAAAAACATATTGCATCTAGTTGATGATGTGTATTTTCCTTTGGCCAGCCAGTGGAAAAACATTGGCGTCAGTGTGAGTGGTGGTGCTGACAGTGCTCTAATGGCATATCTGCTGTGTGATTTGATTGACAAAAATCAGTTGAATATCACTGTGCATATTATTACCAATGTTAGATGTTGGAAAACCAGACCTTGGCAGCGTCACAACAGTATGGAAGTTTATAACTGGTTGACTGATGAATTTAAAAGCATAAAATTCAAAAGACACGAAAATTTTATTGCTCCTGAACTGGAATGGGGATCCAAAGGACCCAGCATTGTGGATGAATATGGTAGATTAAAGAGTGGCAATCAAATAGAACTGAGAGCACATGCTGAATATGTGGCTCACACAAAAAAATTAGATGCTTGGTACTGTGGAGTGACCAAGAATCCCGATAAAGAATTTGATCATCGTCTCACTGACAGAGATGTGTTGCTCGACACATTGTCTGACACAGTGCTGGACAGATTAATCAAAGCACACATGGGCGGCTATGCTTGTCACCCTTTCACTTATGTGCAGAAAGATTGGATAGTTGCCCAATATAAAAAATTAGGCATAATGGACCTATTTGATCTCACTCGCAGTTGTGAAGGTGACCGCGACACATCACCTAAAATCTTTGGAGACTTGGACTACAGGACTTATGTGCCAGGCCAGCCCGTGCCCGTGTGTGGAGAATGTTTTTGGTGTCAAGAGCGACAATGGGGAGTAGACAGTGTCAGACCATAACGAATATTGGATGAATCCTGAAGATTCACAACTGGGCAAATGGCAGAGAGAAATAGAATCTGTCACAGGCACACCCACCTATTGTATATTGCCTTGGATACATTTTGCCACCAGACCCAATGGTGACATGAGGCTGTGTTGTTCAGCCAATGCCAGTGGTGCTGGATCAGATCACACAGTGGGTATTATTAAAAAAGAAGATGGCACACCTGCCAACTTTGGAGTGGATACTCCTATGAGTGCTTGGAACAATGATTATATGAAAAGTGTGCGTACCACCATGCTGAAAGGTCAGATACCTGCCAGTTGTCGCAAGTGTTTTGATGAAGAACGTGTGGGTGTGGTGAGCAAAAGAATATGGGAAACTGGCACGTGGCATCGAGATGGTGTGGATGTGCCTGAACTGATACGTCAAACCCAAGAAGATGGCACAGTGCCTGAAAAATTATTGTATTTGGATCTGCGTTTGGGACACACTTGCAATATCAAATGTGTGATGTGTTCTCCACATGACAGCAGCAAATGGGTGAATGATTGGCAACAACTGATGCCACAATTACAAAACAAAGAAGTCAAAGATCAAATACAATGGGATCGAAAAGAATTCAACAACTTCTGGCATGAAAAAGATACTTTTTGGCAGGAGATGTATCGTCAAATACCCAATCTCAAACAGGTGTATTTTGCTGGTGGTGAACCACTAATGATCAAAGAACACAAAACTTTTATAGAGGAAATCATAAGACAGGGTTATCAAGATCGTATATTGTTGCGTTATAATTCCAATGGTATATTAGTGGATGAAGATTTAATCCAGTTATGGAGTAAATTTAAAAAAGTTAAATTTGCTGTGAGCATGGATGCCACACATCAGCGTGATGAATACATACGTTTTCCCACACAATGGGCCACAGTGGAAAAGAATTTACACATGTTGGACAATACTCCTGACAACATACAAGTGAGTTTAGCCACTGCCATACAAATTTTTAATATCAAACACTTACCTGATTTTATGAAATGGAAAATACAGAGCGGATTTAAAAAATTAAATGTGGGCACAGTGCCTGGTGGGGTACAAATGGGTGGAGGATTGGTCAACATGCATTTATTATACATACCAACTTTTTTAAGCATACAAATATTGCCCAAAGAAGACAAACAACAAATAAGAGAACTGTTTATGGACTTTAAAGATTGGCTGAAGCACAATTATAGACAGGACGATGATTTTTGGAAAACCAATCCTTATGGATGGAGACGTTGGGAAGCAGTATTGATGCACATGGAAGCCAAAGATAATTCTAGATTGTTGCCAGGCTTTAAAGAATATGTGAACAAATTGGATGCTATCAGAGGATTGAGTGCTGCTAAAGTTTTTCCTGAGTTAGCACATCTTTTATAGCCTTAAACACAGCAGCATCACCTTCCGGTCCCATGTGATTCACTGTGAAATGAAATATATCATTCAACCAATGATTTTCAAATTTATGTCTAAAAGAATCTGTTCTACAACTGATATAAAACAAAGGTGTACGCATTTCTATTCCATGTTTCCAATCATGTAAAAATTTAATGTCTTTTAATTCTGCTTTGGGCCAATCATGTATACGTATGTCTCCAAAACTCCAAAGATGTATGATTTTTCCAGATACTTTACTGAGATATTCATGATCCAACCAATATGCTGTGGCTGTGAATTCCATTCTTTCTTTGTTCCAATCACGCAAATGTTCTATGTACATCTGTGCTGCTTTAGATCTAGGATCGTCTTTTTTGTATGCTTTAGGACCTGTAAAATCTCCTTTGTGATGATATATTCTGTAAGGTTCGGTCCAGCAGAACACTGTGTAATCTAAATTTTTGTATTGATCAAAGTTTTTTGTGTAATCTATCACTGTAGTCCAATAGCTGGAACCTCCCACTCCATTGTGAACAACTTTGCTGTCCAAATGATCTGCTAATTGTCCCATCCAATTTTGTTTTTCAGCATAGGAACAAAAACTATCTCCAAAAAATCCTATCTGCTTTTGGGCACCTGTACGTCCGCGATACATACACATCTCCTTTGATTACAAATGATTGATTTTGTGGGAAATTTAAATTCTTCATTGTATTTTTTTCCAACAAAATTATTTAATTCGACTCTACAGCCTGCTCCCAAATACATGCGTTTGTCATAATTTATGTATATTCTATTGATGCCTGCGTCACATTTGAACCCACTCCAGTCCACAATGTCATGAGTAACTGCCCAATAAGGATCAAAATCTTTGATGCCTTCCTCAGTGACCATGTACATGTCTCTGTTCAATTTGGAATCCACTCTTGGACTGATTCTGTTTTGTGCTCTAATAGGAGTTTGAAAAATTTGTTTTTGTTCTGCAGTGTAAGGATATAAATCTCTTTCTTCTGCAGTGTCTGATTCCCAAGTGTGATGCAAAGGTTTGGCTTGTATGCCCCATTGTTTGTGCTGACTGTTTTTTAACACTTCTACTATTTCCAAACATCTATTCCAATCGTTGGGCTTCATCATCACATGACAGATGCTGTCGATTTTTTGTTCTATCAGATTATCACACACTGCTACAATGTGATTGGGATCCACAAATTCTGGGTGTATGCTGAAATGCACAGCAAAAAAGTTTTTAGCATGCTCCTGCCACCAGTGTAATTTTCTACTGCCATTGGTAATGGGTATGATATAATTATTAGGTTTGGAATTTATGTAGGCACACAGCTCGGCAAAATCCTTGTATAGTGTAGGTTCACCCCCACCAAATTTCCAAATGTAATCTGTGATACCTAGGTTGCTGTAATGATTGTGAAGTTTGTCTATGAATGTTTTGCTTTCATCTAGGTTTATCCAAGGAAAGCTATTGTTGTGCAGTATGGGCAGACAGTATGAACAATTGTAATTGCAAGTATTGCCCAATGTCCATTCAATCTGCAGCACACGGTTAAATTCTTTAAATTTATAATCTATTTTTTCAATCAACATTGTTCAACTTGGTTATGTTTATGTCTGCAGCACAAGTGCACCATTTGCGAGTACAATCAATAGGTGTTGTGGGTTTTGCAAAAGTGCCTTGATAGATGTTGCCCAAACTGCCACCCACTCTACAAGTGGCTCGGTGAACTGCACCATCCCAATTGATCATAAGACTTTCCACACCAGCCATACAACTCCATCCTAGAAATTGATTGGTTTTGTTGATCAGTAAATCATTCACATTGCATTCCACTGTGTTGTCTATGAGAGTATTTTTTGGTGGGGTATGATTGTTTACTGCCAAAAATTCTTTCTCTTCCGCACTGTAATGAATCATGTCTTCAAAATCATCGTGTGTTTTGGTCCAGCGTATGGGTCTCAGAGCATAGCGTATGCCCGCATCTAAAAGAGCCTCACAAGCGTCTTTAACGTCTTTTAAACGTCCTGGCAGCATCATCATATGCACTAGAACATTTTTGTTGGCAGACTGTGCGTAAACCTTGATAATTGTGTTTATCACCTTCAGCCAATCAGATTCCAAATGCACACTGAACACAATATGATTGATATAGTTTTCCAAAATATTTTGGTAAAATTCCACAGTTCTGGTACCATTGGTGGTGACATTGATCCAACCAATTTTATTTTTGGCATGTTGTAACAACTGTTCTATGTGTGGATGCACACAAGGTTCACCGCCAGTCAAACTGATTCTCACATTGGGTATAACGCTCAATGTGTCCACAGTGCGTTTCAGTATTTCTATATCAGTGTGTTCACTGTGATTGTCATGTATTTCTGCTGGACAATAGCTGCAATCCAAATTGCATCGTTTGCCAAGATTCCATTCCACTTTGACACTGTTTCTGATATGAGGATACAAGTGTTCCACTTTAAACATAATCAGCAAACTCCGGATTTATTTTTTCAAAAGGTCCTTGATTTCTTGTGATGTCTAATCGGCGATTAAAATCCACACAATCCATCCAGTATTGATTAAGATCTTTGGCTTTTAAAAAATTAATGTTGTCCTGTATTTGTTGTAGAGTAATTTTTTCCAATATTGGATGCTGTTGGACCAATGCATAATCTTTAATTCGAGGTTTCATTGCTTCCAGTTTGTCTATCACTTGATTTTTTAATTTTGCTGGCAACACTTGAGCACTCAATGCTCGGGGATAGTTTACTCTGTGACTGTAAAACACAATGCCCAAATCATTTAAAAAGTAATCAATCACACGGTCTATTTGCATGATATTGTTGGCTTGCACTGTGAATGCTCCCACTATTCTACTCACTGTGGGTATTTGTTTTATTATTTTTATGTTGTTGACCACATCCATGAACTTGCCATTGCCTCGGATATATTCATAAGTGTCAAAGATTCCATCAATACTCACATTCACTGCCACACTTTTAAATTTGGGCCAGTATTCCTGTATAGTCCTACCACCTTTGATGCCCAACACTGTGCCATTGGTGGCATATTTGATCTCAATGTTGGATCCATTCTCACTCAATAGGTCCAATATTTTATAATGTGTGGGATCCATTAGAGGTTCGCCACCAGCAAATTCCACACGTTTAAAATGAGGAATAAGTTTTTTTAAATTGTCCCAAAAATGTGGTTTATCTTCAAACAGATCCACATGCGGAGCCTGTGTCAAACCCAGATCTTCCACTGCTTTGACCAAGTAATTGTTTTCTTTCTTGTAATGATCCACAATACTGTTCCAGTCTTTCCATTGTGTGCTGTCCAATGGATTACACATACGACATTTCAAGTTGCACAAGTTATTAATTTTGATTTCCATAGTGGGCAATTCAAAAGGCATGGTATAATCTTCTTTTAAACTGTCCAAAGCCGTGGGATATAGATTGATTCTAGATTCAGGAATATTATCACTGATGTGTCTTTGTCTCAAACTCTGCACTCCTTGATCTTCTAGATCAAAACAAGGCGCACACACATCAGGTCGCTCATCATTCAACACCTGACGTCGCACTTCTTTCATCTTTTCATTGTTCCATGCCTGTTCCATGGTTTCATTTTGTATATTACTGATGGGTAAACTTCTGCAACACACCTTTATAGCACCATCTTCTCTGGTGGCCAATCCTGTGAATGGATGCATACAAAATGTACAACTTTTATTTTTCATTTTTCTTTCCTACAATCATAAATCTTTTGTATTTTTCTGTTTGTAATTCGCTGGGCTCCACAATAGGATACAGTTTACTATTGCTCACAAACTGATTCAAATCTTTCACAGGGTTCACATGTTCAGGAATCACAAAATCATTGCTTTGGCACACAATAATTTTGTCCTCAGGTATTAATTTCAACCATTCATTGTATTGTTCTGGCGTTAAATGTTCACACACTGTGTTAATAATCATGTCATAACGACTGTAATCTTTATAAGTGAGCATGTCTTGAGTAATAGCATGGAATTTGCCAGACATTTCATACTGTTTGTTCATGGTGTTGGCTGTGTTTTCACACTTGCTGTCTATATCCATGCTGGTTATTTGGTTCACATACAGATCACTGTTGAACAAAAGTGTGGCCATCACTCCATACCACCCACCACAAATCAAAATATCCATGCTGTGTGCTCTGGGTAATTTTTTTAATTGTTCAATCAACCATACTTTGCTGTTGATTTGACCTTTCCAGAAACTTTCCAATGTGCGATATCTGTCATCAGATTGTCTGATAGCATCCATCCAAAATAAAACGTCTTGTATATTAATTTTCAACAAATTGTGCTCCTAGTTTATCAAATGAACCACACTGCTTGGTGCATTCTTTCAATCCCACTGTGCTCCATTGTGTTTCTATTTTTGAAAAAAATCCATTATCAAATATTTCTTTCAATGTTTCGCGATGTAAGTTGGGAAATTTAGAAATTTTTTCCATATAATCCACTCTAGATTCTTGCATGGGTGGTATCCATTCCATATCCAACCAACAACAAGGCGACACATTACCACAAGCACTCACATACAACTGTTTGTATTTTTGTGCTTTACAAGCAATGTGTGGTTTGACTTGTTTTTGTGCGGCTTCAGACAACGGAATCATATCCAAACTGGTTTGAGTGGGTTTGATTCTGTGTGTGGGTCTACCCATGTCATCAATCACTTGTAAATAATCCTGTTTGAATCTAGAAGTGTGTTTGATTGAGAAATCCACAAAGCCCATGTCTTTGGACATTGTTCTACACTGTTCAATTTGATGTTCATTGTGAGCAAACACCAACATGTGCCATTTGGCCACTCCACCTGTTGAGATAAATGCTTGAGCATTTTCAATTATTTTATTGAAATCTGTACTGATTCTATAAAGATGATGGGTATCTGCCAAACCATCAATACCAAATGTCACTTTTACTTTCAATTGAGCCAATCTTTTCCACCATTCGGTATCTCTAGCACTGCCGTTGGTGTGCATGGCCAATCTAATGTTGGGATTTAGTTCACGCAAGTATTGATATATTTCCAATGTGTCTTTGGATATGATGGGATCTCCCAAATTACCACACATGAATAAACTTTCCAATTGTTTTATGAAATCTGGTTCAAACCATTGTTTGAATACGCCCAAAGTTATTTCGTCCAATTTAATAAATGGATTTATTGGTCCTCCACTGATTCTTCTAGGACACATGGGGCACTTGGCTTGACACTTGCTGGTGATTTCCAAATGAATATCTCTTATATCTTGATATCTATACATGTTTGGCCTTGGGTATTTTTGAATCTGCTGAACTCACACAAGTGGGAGTCACACAAACTCTTGGTTTATCAAACAATTTAAATCCTTGTTCTATATTGCCCAGTGGTTCATCATGACAACTGTAACTTCTTTTGACTTCTCCGTTTGGTTCTCTAATGATACAACTTTGATATCCAGCATTACAGTGCCATCCTTTGAATTTATTGAACCCAAAAGCATTGAATCGTTCTGCTTGATCCATATAATACTTATTGCCTTGAACATCTTGCATCTCAATTTGAAACAAGTCTTTGTAATTTTCACCTTCTTGAATGCGTTGAGGGAAGCCTGTTTGTAAAGTATTCAGTTGATCTCGAGTATAACCTTCAATAATAAAACTTGCTGTGGGATCACTCTGTGGTTTCAGTGTGACATTGATACCTCTGGAGTGGAGTCTTGCACATCTATCATAGTATTCTGTGAATCTTTCGGGCACCATCACTTGATTGATTGTGACAAACACATTGTGCTTCATCAACAGCAATATTTTATCTCCAAATTTTTGTTCATCAGCGAATTCAGCATGAAAGCTGGCAGTGATACTTCTGCGGTTCAATGTTTTTGTGGCTTCCAACCATCTTTCCCACCATTTTTCCGAAGGACTTAGGTTGGTGGTCATGTGAATACTCTGATATTCTGGAGCAGTATCAGCACTGTAATGCTGTATCAATTGTAAAAAATCTTTGTAGGCAGTGGGTTCTCCACCTGAAAAACTGAAATGATAGTCAGTGAATCCATTCAGTCTAGCCTGACGTTTGATTTCATCCACCACTTGTGTGTAAACTGACAGTGGTCTGTGATCTTTCTGTTTGCTTTTGGCATAAGGCCAGCAGTAAGAACAATCATAGTTGCAAAAACGAGCCAAGATCCAACTCACAGAAAATAATTTGCTGTCCAGCATGGTACGTTGACCAAAGTTTATAATTTTATCAAATGGAATGTTGGAATCTATCATAATATTTCTTTCTCCATGTGTGGAAATTGTCCCACAAACACCAATCGCAACCATTCAAAGTTGTTGATCAATCTCAAAGTGTCTGAATTATCTCGGTTGTCTGAGCCATACACTCTGCCTGCCAGTGCTCCAGCAACGGCATACTCTCCGTATGGTTTATCATCTCCCACTGTGCACCAAATCAATAATCTTTTTTCAGTTTCCTTGTCTTCTTGACGATCGATTACTTTGCTGCTGAGCTTGACACACTCTCTAAAAGCACTTTTCCATGTGTTGAATGGATCTGTATTGAACACAGTGGTGTTGGATACTTCATGCATGGCTCTAAATCTATTAGATATACTAGTGGTCATGTCTATTCTGTTGGGATCCATGTTCATAGTGAGTCTTTTGGGCAATAATTTCACTCCGCCATAACCATATTCCAGTTCATTGATAGGATTTCGACTTCTCCACACATGCACAGCATCCATATCTTTATCAGGCACTTCATAATCAAACATAAAGTTGTGTTCAATCACTGCATCACCATCCACCACCCAAAACATTTTAGTCAAACTCTGTGTGGCAGCTTTGATATGTGCCTGTTGAATGCCTTTTACTCCGTGAACTCTTTGCGCCAATGGAAATCTTTGTTTCAACAGAGCATAATTTTGATCTGCATTGGGTTCATTGTAACTGATAAAAAATATATCGTGCATCATACAGTCTTTCTTATGGTTCTGGGTGAATTGATATACACCTTTTTGAAAAATTCACTGCTTTCTGCATCGTATGGTTCCGTAGGAAACTCCATTTGGAATCGTTCTTTAATAGTTTTACCCAAAGAGATACATTTTTGTTTGGCATCTTGTGCATTCATACTGTTATTGTTGCTGGTGCTGATCCATAATTGTTCTAAAACTTTAAAATCTCTCACTTGTTTGAAATCCCATTGGGTGCAAAGTGTTCGATAACAACCTTCTCTGGCTCCTGCAATGGCCCAAATGCCATGTTCCACATCCTGACCCACAGTCATCCAGATTAATAATCTGTGATAATTCTGCCACCATAGTTGATCCAACGACTGTATTTTAAAATTTTTATACAAACTCATCTTAACACCTTCTCTAAATCCAGCTCTCCATGCTTGTTTGGGTGTGCTGTTGATGTAACTGGTGGAATAGTTTTCATTGAATTGAAACAGTTTATCAAAATAACAAAATTCTATCTCATTATTATCCTTACCAGAAAAATTTTCATGTGTTTTCATCTCATTCACAAAAGTTTTGGTCCATAATTTTAAACTGCCATTGCCATACTTTAATCCATTCACGTTGGTATGTCCACACCAGCTGAAAATATATGTGTGATCCATGCCCATGCTGTTTAGATCCAGTTGAATATTGAGAAATTTAGGATCTAGTTGTGTGTCTCCGTCCACAGTTAAAAAATATTCTGTGTCAGACACAGCAGCACAGGCTTTGTGTGCAGCATCTGATCCTTCCACGCCGTGAACTCTTTTGGCCCAAGGTATTTTTCTTTTTAAATCTGCATAATTTTTATCAGCATTGGGCTCATCAAAGCTCAAAAATACCACATCGCAATCTTTGATAGCAATCTTATGCATAAATCCTTTCAATAGAATAATCAAAAGTTTTTCTACAGTAAATGTCCATGTTTGTCTCGGCATTCACATCTATCTGCACACTGTCTTGAGTGAGCAGTTCATAAAGATTCAAATCTAATATTTTAATCAGTTGTGTGGCATCGTTGGATTTGCAACAATAAAACTTGTGGTTACGATGATTTTCTTTGGAAACTATGGTTTCTAAAGTTTTTTTAAATGTTTTGTCTGCTGTGAATTCAACTTTGTTTTGATTCAAATGTAATTTTATTTGTATGCCACTGTGATTTTTAATTTTATTGGGAATTTTATAAACGTTGTGATTGATTATTTCAGTTTTTTTAGAATGAATCACATTTTCCACTGAGTTTAATACTCCATCTTTTTGAATTTGATATTGACCATTGAGATATATCACTTTGTACTTGTGTATAGACTCCATACCTATAATAAATTTTTCACCCAAAGCAGTGTCTATGGCCAGACTGTTGTTGTTTTGGCTGCCTGAACAACCTAAGATTTTTCCTGATTCTGGGTCAAATGTTACGTACATATGGTTATTGGGTTGATTCATAATATTTTTTTTTAATGATTGCAAACAGTTCATCAGTTAAGAATTCATTTTCCACATAATGCAACACTCCTCGTTGACGAAAATTATCAATTTTTATATGACCTTCCATGTCATGATACACATTTACTTTTTTCATCCAGTGATCCGGCACTGTTTTCCAGTCTTGTAGATGAGGTTTCATATGAGTGAACGTGACGTAAGGTGTTCGGCTGGTAATTTTTTCAGTGATGCCTAATAATTTACTGGCCAGTGCCACACTCACATCCATACTGCACCATTTTTGAGTGTGTTTGGGAGTGAATCTGTTATAGAATACTGCGTAATTTCTTACTATATCTCGCAAAAGTTCTACAAACTGATCATTTTCTTTGCATCTTTGATAGTAATGCACACCACAATAAAGGTTGGGCAGACTATTGCTTGTGAAAGTTTTGCGATAGTGATCACTGTGACTGAATTCATCTCTATAATTTTTAACTGCACTGGTGAAATACATTTTATAATTTTTTAAAAACTTCCACCAATGACTGATATCACTCAACACCAACATATCTGCATCCAATATTATTGAATGTTTGAAGGGAGTGGCTGTGTAAATTTTATATCTGTTCTGTATTTTCCAATCTTGGTCCACTGCTTCATCCATGCCAGGAATATCCACCACATGATCAAACACTGAGGACACAGTTTTTGTGACGTTAACATTTGTGATCAAACACACTTTGCTGTGAGGCATGTGCGTTTTGATACTCATGGCCAATGCCTGTGCCTGTCTCACATAGTCCACTTGTTCATTTTGCTGTGCAAACACACAGAACCCTTGATCTATCATTTGGAAAACTCCTCATCAATAATGTGGTCCAAACTGAATTTGTTCATCACGTGCAGATTAATATGTTTGGCCAAAGTTTTTGTGTATCCTTGTGTGTTGTACAATGAAACAGTCCAGCAGTTCTGATCAAAATTGTCTGCTTTGTCTCTGTCAGTGATATAATACAACGAATCTGGCAAGCGTTGTGGCCATGCACCTTTGCAATATCCATTCAACATGTGTATGGCCATGCTGAAAGCAAAATCATTTCTAAAATTTGGTTCATGTATCTGCCATGTGAATCTGTAAAAGTCCCAATGATTTTTAATATGTGCAATCAGATCAAACAACTGTTTGACTCTGGGAGTTTTTTTAAAATAAAACACTGTGGCCCAATACATCTCCATGCCGGTTTCACTGATGTATTTGATTTTCCATTCAGGTTGATTAAAATAATTGATGTAAATGGACTTTTGATGTATTAAAAAATCTTCTTTGCTGTGAAAACATCGGAGTAAATTATCATTGCCCACTATGTAATCAGTGTCCATCACAATAGTTTCGTCATATGGAGTGAGTTCATAAGCAGTGGATCTTAAATGATTTTTCCATACATCTTTGATCTTGTGTTCCATGCCATTGTAAAAATCTCGAGTCTGAAGAGTTTGATGCTCACTGATATCTATCACTTGATCAAACACCGTGGATTGCTTTTTATATTTGTTATTTAGATGTGCTTGATTGGAAGTGATCAGGGTCACTGGCAGACGCAGATGTTTTTTGATCTGCACAGCAGCAAAAATAGCCTGCTTCACATAATCAACTGTTTCATTATTGTGAGCAAACATCACAATGCCTTGAGATTTCATGGCTTAAATGTTTCCTTTGTTTTTTATCAGTGTTTGATATTCTGTGTGATATTGATTGAGATTGGTTTGATATGTGTGCCAAGCATTGTCATTGAATTCTGTTAGATCACTTATCAACACTGGTGTTTGATAATCATCCAACAACACCACATCTTTGGTTCTGTGTAGGTCTATGTATGACTTGCACAAACTCAACAAATCACCTTGGATTGTGAACTGATGTCCTTGATAAAACAAAATATTGCTGTCAACAAATTTGTCTTTTAATAACTGCAGCTGATTATTAAAATTTTCCATTTGATTGGCTGTGCTGATTCTATCTTCCATGTTTAGCATAATTTATGATTCTCCTAGTTAAAATTATATAAGATTTTCAGCCAAAAGTCAACTGCTGTTGATATTTAGATTGATTAGATTTTGGTGATTGGTGAAATGGTTTAGGCAGTCACAGTGCCGCTCATGGCACCAAAAGTAGGTTCTGCGATGGTGATAGGATCGCTCAATGCTCCGTTGGCTATGCGTCTGTTCACATTGATGTTGAGATTGCCATCTACATCTTCGTCTATGTTGCCTGCAGCAGCATCATTTAGGGTGATCTGGAATTCTATTGCTAGATTGGAAACGTCAGTGAATCGCACTTGAATATTAAAATTGTTGGAACTGTATGTGCCTGCAGCACTGGTGGTATACACAGTTTGGAATGTGGTGGTCAGTGTGGTGTAGGCCACAGATGAAGACAGTGTGCCGCCTGATCCTGATCTGCTGGAAGCAACATTGGCAAAAGTCAGTGTGCCCATGTTAGTGCCAAATAAGGAATTCCAATCGTTCACTTTGGATGTGACGCTGACAGAAATGTTCATGTCAATCTGCACAGCTCCACCTGTGTTGAAAAAATGTCTGGCAGCAGTGGCAGTGGCAAATGTCACTGTGAAATTGCCCACGCGAGTGGCATTCCAAGAGGCGGTTCGCACATAACTGGAAGCTGTGTTGCCTGTGGTCAATCTGCTGGCGCTGATGGTGTTTCTATTGGTGTTGATGTTGGTGGCCAATGTTTCAAAAGTTGCATATGAATTGTTTAGTGTGTTATCAGTCACTGTGTCTGCAGTGCTCACTGTTGTGAGTGTGGGATATGAATTGTTCTGATGCAGATAGGCTTTGCGAATGTCCAATCTCAAAGTGTTCATGTGATCATCTTCAATCAATTGATTTTGTGCCACTTGCGAACTCTGCAATGTTTGCCCATAGCCTGAATCACCTGATCCTGTGCTCAGTACATTGGACACTGTGGATTGAATCACATTGTATCTTGCTGCTGTAATTGGATCGCCTATTGCCATATTAAAAGTATTTAGTTGGGTAATGTTGTCCCAGGATTATTTTAGATTGCATAATGGATATTATTTTATGAAACACTCAACCAAAGTGTTGGTTGTTCTTGCGTCTGCTTCCAAAGCCACAGCAAAATAATCACCTTCTGTGACCACAGCACCAATACCTGCTGTGCTGCTGGTACCAATTTTGTCGCCTTTGACCACTGCACCTTTGACCAAAACAGGCACTCTGCCTTTGATAGCCACTGCTGTGCCGCTCTGTAATTCTGCGTTCATTAAAAATGCTGGAGCACCGCTGACCACACCTGCCACAATGGAATTTATGGTGGCTGCTGTGATTTCTTTTGCGCCGCCGATAGCCATCACTGTGCCTACGGGATATTCAGCATCTGCCAAATATTTTTCTGCCAAATCCGCATATCTTGCTGATGTGGCCACACCATTGAAAATGTTTGCTGCTAAATTGCCGCTGGCATCTCTCAGTGCTACTGAATTGGTCATTGCAGTTGTGCTGCCTGGATAATTGGTCACACCTGATCTTACATTGTTGGAAGTTTCTGCTATGCCATAAATGTTATCCGCATAAATGTTGGCAAATCTGTTGGCATTGGTTCCTATGTCATAGGTACTGTCTATTCTAGGTTCAAAACCTGTAGCCGTCACGCTCACTGTGTGAGTATTGCTGGCTCCCATTTTAATAACAGAACCCACTTCATTGATTATTCTTCCTTCATTGCCGTTGATTATGCTCACTCTTAAATCATTGCCTGCGCCCACTGTGAATCCAGTGTCATCAAAATTGGTATTACCACCCACTTGTAAAAAGTTGGCAGCAGGAATTCCACCTAGCTTTAATGAGTTGGCAGCCGTGCCCCAGAATCTATGATCGGATGATGTCACACCACCAGTGGCATTCAGTGTGTTCACCATGGTGATACCTTTTTTTACTCTATCAAATCCTGTGATTAAATTTAATGGATCCACTGTGCCTATGGTAAATTCTTCATTGCTCACAATAAAAATTACTTCATCATCCACCACTGCTTCAATGATGGTCTGATTCACGTTGAAACTGTCTTTGACTATTTTGCTGCGTAATTGAGTTACTGTGTTGCCCACACCTTGTGGTCCAACCAATACAAATCCTGTGCCGTTGTAGGCGTACAATTGATCATTGCCAGTGTCCCACCAAAAATCACCTGTGGTCAAACCAGCAGGTTGAGTGGTGCCTATCTCTGCACCTCCAGTGGTTCTGAATTTTACACCGTCATAAAATTTTAATTTGTTGGCAGCTGAATCGAACCATATCTGCCCGCTTAAAGGTCTAGAAGGAGCATTGGCACTGGCAAAGTTTTCCAGCAAATGCACAAAGTTTTCGTTTTGAATTTCTCCGTAGCCAGCATAGTTTTTACCCACTAATTTTAAATTTGTGGTCTGGTCTACTGTGCCGTCTTCCACTGTGGCTAGTGTGGTTCCTGCGTATCTGTCTATTTGATATGGCATATTTTTTTCCTCTTACAAGTTTATTTATCTTAAACGGTTGATGTTAAATTGCTGTGGAAAGTCCAAGCTCCACCTGAAACTATGAATTGTTTTAATGCTCTGCTAACAGTGGTGCTAACTGCTCCTGTAACAGGGCCAAAAGCCACATCTTGCAGCACAGTTTTGTTGGAATTACCTACTGCTGGTGTTCTGGTCACTGCAGCACTGCTGGATGTGTACAATGCACCTGATACTGCATCAATAGTAGGAATAGTGGCTGAAATGTTGATGTCAAATTGTGTGCTGGGAATGGCGTTTTCAATCACTTTGGCCACAGTGTAAGTGCCATCAAATCCTGTGGGAGCAAATACTCCTGTGCCTGAACTTCCAGTGATGGTCACTGTGTTGCCCACTTCATAAAAATGTCCTGATGGTGTGGTGATACGTATATGGCCTGGATCCAACAGAGCAGCACCACTGAGATATGTTTGAATGGTCTGCACTGTGTTGGGAGCAGCACTCAATGTTTGATCCACTGCTGTGAAAGATTCATCCAGAGCTGATTCAATGTTGGCTCCTGGAATATTCACTGTTAAAGATCCAAATTCCACTGTGTGTACTCTGGCTATTCTGCCTGCAGCACTGGCTGGTATGCCCAATCCTGCTCCAGCATATCCTGCAGGTGGATACAAGTCTGATAATAATCTTATAATACTGCCATTCACTCCACCTGACAATACGGAAAATCCTGTGATGTCTGCCACTAGACTGATAGGCAAGTAACCATCCACATAATCTTTTCTCACTGCATCTGTGGCAGCTGTAGGTGTTCCTAATCCAGTGATTCTAGCAGAACCTTGAATAGAAATTATATTTGTGGCTGCTTGTAATTGTAAATTTTGTCCACTTTGGCTGCTCAGAGTGATACCTTGCAATCTTAAATTGTCCACATTCAAAGGTCCTGTTAAAGTACCCAGCGATGTCAATCCTGGAGCACTGGCAATGGTTGATCCCAATGCAGTGGCTGACAGCACTGTGACGCCATTTATTTTGTATTCTTTGCCTGTGGCTAAATTTACGTGTTCTGAACTGCTCCAAGCAGTGGTACCTGATTGCCATAATAGTGTTTTATCAGTCACTGATGATTTTAATACAATACCCCCACCTGACACATATGAGTCATTGCCCAAAGGTGTTCCAGTGATAGTGGCCAGTTCAATGGTTTTATCTTCCACTCTAAGATCTTCCACAATGGCTGACGTGCCTGTGCCTTCAATGTTTAAATTGCCTTGAATTCTCACATCACCTGCAATGTCCAAAGTTCTTGTGGGTGTGGTATTGAATATTCCCACTCTGCCAGTGCTGGTGGTCAAAGATGTGGTGTATGTGGTGGCATCTATGTACACAGCTGATACCTCTGCTGGATTTGACACATTGATTGATATGTCTGATTCACTCACATTATTTTTAATAATGCTAGCATTGGGCAAACTCACACTGCCATATTTCAAAGTTAGATTGTCGTTCAATCCTATGGTGAGTCCGCCGTTGTTTTGAATTTTTAAAGTGCCAGTGGTGATGTCATTGGCATCAGATCTCAGCAATGAATCAGCCATTATGGTATTGCCCAGACCATCTATCAATGATTCTGCTTTGAGAGCAATGCCTCTGTATTTGTATGCTGTGTTGGTTAAATTAAATCCTTGATAAATTATTCCTGTGGGATTACTGCCTGACACCAATTCTGAAATCAATTGACTGATTACTGGAGTAAATTCTACCGCACTCCATACTCCTATCAATGTGTTGCCCACAAAAAATTTCAGTATGGTTCTGGTTTGATTTTGTGTGTCCAATTTAGATTCTGTAACAAATCCACTCACACCTTGGCTTTCTGTGAAGATAGGACCAACTAAAACCAAGTCTGAACCATCAAAAAATTTCATCTGGTTGTTCAAACTGTCTATCCATATATCTCCAGCAGCTAGATTGGGCTGTGTGGAACTCACTATGATACCATTGGTGCTGAATTCTGTGCCATTGTAGACTTTCAATCTATTTTCTGATGTGTCATACCACAACTGTCCACGCAAAGGATTTGCAGGAGCAGAAGAACTGGCAAAATTTTCCAGCATCTTCACAAAGTTTTCGTTGATCAGTTCTCCAAATCCTTTGTAGTTTCTTCCTATCAGTGTGATGTCCGACGATTCTGTGTTGATTGTACCGTCAATCAAATCCACCAATAAAGTGCCATCTGTTTTGTTAATTTTATAACTCATTAGTTGCTCTGTCCTGTGTAGATAATATAGTTCACTGTGGTGAATGGGTTCATAACATCCTGAGCATTGCCCAAAGATCCTGACAAAACACCTCCGCTGCTGGGCAGTGCAGATCCTTGACCTGATCCTGTGGGAGCGTCATACGTGATTGCTGTGGTTTCTCCTGCGCCTATGCCCGGCACATCTCTAACAGCATAGTATTGAGCACCTGCTGCTCCTTGTAAATCGTGTTCGTGATCAGGCAAGTTGGTCACTGGAATCACTTTGCTTTCATCACCACCAAATCCGCCCACACTGTCTGCTGCTGTGGCAGTGACTCTGTTGGCACTGGTTCCGCCCATGTTGTCTTTGCCCAGAGGCATACGGCCTCGTAAATCTGGAGTTCGAAAATATCCTGCTGTAGCTACGCCAAACGACGAACCTATCACTGCGTATAATTCTGGATAAGTGCCTATCACATATTCTGTGCCATCACACAACAACCAATGTGTGGGTGCTGAGGATCCACCAAACGGTGTGATCATACCTGTGGGTATTTTAGCAATGGCATCAAATAGATTGTCTCTACTGATTTTAAAAACGCCTGTGGTACCACTGACTCTGTTTAAAATAAATTCATCGCTGTTTTGACTGGTGCCTGTGGCAGTTTTGCTGGCTATAAATCCATTACTGATGCTGGTAGCAAAAGTTTTTACTGTGCCTCCAGTTTGTCCATCAAAAGTAAAACTTGGAGCACTCACATCTCCTGACATTTGAAAAGTGGTCTGACTGGTAAGTTTATTACTGGTTCCAGCTGCTCCACTCACTGTACCGCTCACGTTACCTACTAGGTTGCCCACAAATGAATTGGCATAAACGTTTAAAAATCTGTTTGTCACAGTGCCTATGTCATAGGTATTATTGTTCACTGTTATAATATTTCTCACTGTGATATCATCTTCAAAAGTTGCAGTATCACCCACACGCAATTGTTTGGCAATGCCCACTCCACCTTTTACAATCAACGCTCCTGTGCCCACGCTGACACTGTCTGTCACGGCATCCACATACAATTCGCCACTGGCTTTGATATTGCCTGTGACATCCAATGCTTCACTGGGTGCTAAATTATTGATACCCACGTTGGTGTTGGAATCCAATCTCAATACTGTTTTGGTTGTGCCAGCATCATTCACTCTAAAATCAATGTTGGCTCCTGAAGTTCTATGACTGAATACTGCTGCTTGACTTTCCACTCCCAGATTGAATATGGCAGTGTTACCCACATCCAAACCTGCATTGTTGTTAATTTTCAATGAAAAATCAGCAATGTTGGCTTTGTCTTTTCTTAAAAAATTCGATCCTGCTACCACTTCACTGTTGGCTGCTATCAAAGATTCTGCTTTTTGTGATGTGCCATAAAATTTTCCCACTCCTGATCCTTCAATGTCAGCCGAACTGAGATTGAATCCTGGCAGTATGCTGCTGAATCCTGTGATAGAGGCTTTGGGTGTGAAACTTTTTGTGGAAATTATTGCCACTGGCTTGGCTTCCACTTCAATCAATACCACTGTGTATTCTAAATTGTCTGTGCCTGTGATGGTGTAAGGTTTTGTTCCTGTGCTGAGTCCTTGACTGAATTCTGGTCCTACCAACACCCAACCAGATCCTGTGAATAGATACAATTGCTGATTGTCTGTGTCCACCCAAAGATCACCTACCACACTTTGTCCTGCCAAAGGTTGAGTGGGTGCTTTTTTTAATCCTCCTGCAGCAACAAAATTAGTTCCGTCATAAACTTTTAATTGATCCACTCCCACTGTGGTATCATACCACAGTTGTCCTTCCACAGGATTTACTGGAGCTGAGTTGTTGGCAAAATTTTCTAATAAATGTAAAAAATTTTCTGCTATGATGGTTCCATATGATGTGGTGTTACGTCCTGGTAGAGGAAGACTGGTTTGTTGATTGACTGTGCCGTCATCCACTGTGAGACTGCCTTTGCCTACCACATCTGTAAAATTTACTGTGTATGCCATCTATCTATTAAACTCCTGAAAGGCTTTGTATTCTAACTGTGTAATCTATTTGTATTAATCTGTTTAAACTTTTTTGTACAGGATGAAAAATTACATGTGTTAATAATCTTCCTGTGCCTGAACTGGAATAACTTCTTAATCCTAATTCATCAAACACATATAAACTTTCTGTGCCTGTGGCTGCATCCACTGCATCTTGACCGCTGGGCTCACCATAGTCCAATAAACATGTGACTAAAATATCTGTGTAGTTGGTTCCATTCACGTGACGTGTTTCAATTTTATTTCTCACTGGATCAGTGTTGCTCACTGAACGATCATCCACCACTTTGCTGAATGTTTGATTGTACAATGCAGCGTTGGTTCCTGTGCTGTTGGGAGTTAGATAGGTCACGATACCTGTGGGATCAATATAGGTACCTCCGGTACCAAACACCATGGAATTGATAAATCCCTGACCTTCATTGGCCAAACTTTCTGCCATTGCTATGCTCATGTTTTCATAGTGAATAGCATTGCGTTTGTTCACCAATATTTCACCTGTTTTTGGGTCGTGTATTTTGATATGTCCTTGTATCAATGTGCCGTTGTATTCTTTGAATTTATCTATCATAATATCCTTTTGTACATTGTATTTATTGCGGCAAACTCACTTCTTTTGCACGCAAGAATCTTGCTATGTCATTCTCCGTTTGACTCAAAGGAGTGCTGTTGTTCCATAATTTACCTATCCTACGCACCACAATAATCTTGGTATTTACTGGTGGTGCCACCAATAAAGTGCAGATAGTGGATGTGCCTGACACACTGAATTCAGCTGGTAAGATCACATCTGCTTCAGGACTGTCCATGCCCAAAGTGGCATTGTAGCTACGGATGCTGTTTTTTCTCAATCTACGGCCTGCCACAAACACTTCAAACTCATTCACTGACTGAGGTATCCAACTTAAAGTGATGTTTTCAGTGGATCCATCACTGGTGAATATTTCGGTAATGGTTTCATCTTTGTAAGGCACTGTTTGGAATGCTGATTGATCAAACACTTCAGTGCCCGATTCATAATTGTCTTTGACACCTGTGCCCAGTGTGCCTCTGCGCAGTTGACCCACTCTGTCTGCAAACAACAAGAAGTATTCTATTCTTTCTCCATCAATAAACAACACTCCTGGTCTACCCAAACTCACATTTGGTTCTGTTAATCCCACTGTATCGCTTAATAATATTTCTTGACTGTACCAATGCAATGTTTGAGTAAGATAATATTTGTTGTCATTGCCCAAACGTTTGTAATGTGTTCTGTTCAGCATGTCCTTGAACTGTCTGAAACCAAATTTGGACACATATTTAGGTGCGGTAAAATGTATAATATCTATCACATCATTGGCCTGAATGGTAGATTTTATCTTTAATGTTTGCTGATCATTGAACACTTTGTAATCCACGCTGGGAGATAATACTGTGCCATTGATGGCCACCCAAACATACTGTGCATCCACAGCTGATTGTCTCAATCTCACAATACCGTTGGTTAGATTTTGATATTCAAAGTAATTGTTGGAATCCACCACCAAGGTGTCTCTGGCAATGATATCATAATTTGTTCTTTCTATCTGCAACACATCATGATTGGTAAACTGCCAAACTTTAATAGTTTGTCCCAATGTGGGTGCTGTGTCCAAAGTCAAAGTGTATCCACCAGATCCTCCTATCACATAATCACCGTCACTGATCACATACACTTTTAAAATGTCTCCCACAGTGCCTATGCCAGCTTCCAACACCACACTGCTGTTGGCACTTTCCCAACGATATTCCACAGAGTTTAATTCTACACCATTCAAAAATGCTCTTACATCAGTTCTCAGTACTGAACCAAAAGGTTGTTGCCAACTTTTGAGAGCATATTCTCTCACTGCTGTGACATTGAATCTTTCATTGTAACCAGCATTTAAAATATTGTTGCCCACTTTCACTATCACATTGTGTGTCAAAGGTTCTTGGTTGAAAGGAGTTTGACTCAAATCATACACAATGGTCGAACCGTCACCAGTGAATTCATCATAGGTTACTTCACTGAATGTTTTGCTGACGCTGCTGTAAATCACATAAGTGATCACACTGCCCACTGCTGGAGGCACTGCAAATCTTATCAGTGTTTTGTTGGTGTATTGATAACCACTGTCAGTTTCTTCCAACACATAAGTTGCTGTTTGTCCATTTACCTTCACAAAAGAAGATTGATTGATATTGAATTTTGCTCTGGTCACAAATATAAATGTGCTGCCATCTCCTGTGAATACATCTGTGTCCACAATTTTTTCACCATTCATGCTCATAGTGATAATATTGATTTGAGCATTGTTGGCTGGCACACTGTTCAATACTACTGTTTTGTTGGCAAAGTTTGTGGTGAAAGCTGAATTGTCCAATATCTGATTGTTCACTTTCACAAACACACCTTCTTGACTTTGTGGCAATGAGTCTATGGCAAACACAGACGTGCTGCTATCACCTAAATAATTGTAACTGTTGATTCTGCTGCCGGTTTCTCCTGATCTATCATACACCTGTATGTCCACAGTGTCCAATACCTGTCCTGGCACCAATTCTTCTGGACCTTTGCTGGTGGTAGGAGTCACAAATCCATCACCATCCACAATGATATCTTGTGATAAAATTCCTGTTGCTGTGTTGTAGGCCAGATCACCACCCTGCAGCAGTGTGTCATAGGCATCTGGGTCTGGCAAGAAGCTGCCATCACTGGTGCTTTTGCGTATCACTATCACATCATTGGCCACTGTGGGTATCAATTGTTCATTTATTTGAATCACTGTGGTTGATCCATCACCTTGAATGGTTTTCATCAATGCGTTGGGATTGGTTACTGGTTGAGCAGTGCCGTAGTTGGGATCATCTATTCTCACACCGTTCTTGTAGATGTTGTAGATTGCTCCTGCAGACAACGCTTGACTCAAATTAAATGTGTTGGTACTGCCGTCCAATCTAAACACTTCATCTTCATAAGTGGTGTCATAGGTATCCCAAGTGGTGGTAAAATATGGTTCTGAATCCCATCCTGTGCCACCGCCAAATGACAAGCTGCGTACTTCCACTCCACCGTAGTCTATGCCTTCTATCAGTTGAGACAAATCGTTGCCCAACATGCCTGTGATAGGTTCATATAGATGATTCACTCTGTCTTGAGTTTGCAACACATTGGCATCTATCTCATATTGAATTTGAATAGCACTGCCCAATGCTGGTGGTTGTTCAAAAGTTACTCTGCCTTGAGTTCTCAAGTATGATTTTGTGTTGTCTTCTTCGTTACTGTACACATATTCGCTGAACAACGCAGGTCTTTGATTCACTATCACTTTGACTTTGCTGGATTTGAGATTGATGGGCCATTTCAAAGAGTATGTCAATTGATTGCCTGTGCCTACAAAAGTTTCTGTTCTTGTTAGATTGCTGATCAATAAAGTGCCAGTGGTTCTATCAAATTTAACTCTGATGTGTGTGGATTTGATCAATGAATCTCCCAATATGGCCACTGCTTGACCTGCCACACCTGTGGTGGACAATGAGCCAGATATGTTCACTGTGGGTGCTGATAGATAACCAGATCCTGAATCCACTATCTGAATGTGTGTTAATCTGCCATTGCTCACGAATGCTTTGGCTGTGGCTCCTGTGCCTCCACCACCTGTGATGGTAATCGTAGGAGTTCCCAAATATCCACTGCCCACATTGGATATTTTAATTGTTGTGACTTTGAATCCCACATTATCCAACCAGTGTTTGTTGGGATAAATGCTGGTGATATTTGAATTTGCAATTTGATCATTGATAACTTTGGCATAACTCACCACAATTTTTTTAGATACTGGATCATAAGTGGCTGGTAGATCAAAATCAGTGACATTCACTCTGGAATTATCAATGGATTCATAAGCACTGATGTATTCTCTCACTTTGGTTTTGTAAGGTTTTACTTCATTGATGTAATCTTGATAATTGGATAAATTATCATTTTTATAAACCACACGCTGATTAAGTTCCCCCACATTGTGTTGAGCTTTGACAAAACTAGTTTTGAATGCCCAATCCACAAAAGATTGTTCAGAAAACACATATCTCAAACTGGAGAAGAATAATTTATTGTATTCCACTTCCAATTCATCCACAAAAATGTTGTCTCTTAAAGTTTCTAAAATAATTCTTGTTTCTGTGATGGGTTGATTGTCATAAACTGTGACATCATAACTGGTACTGTTGAATCCCACAGTGGATTGAGAAAAATTATATAAAGAATTAGAAAATTGCACAGTTCCATTCTGTCTACCTATGGTTTTGTAATTAATTGTGTAGTCCACATCATTTTGATTGTCAATTTTTTCTAATAATACCCAACCACCAGTGCCTACGTTTTCAATTTTAACAATATCTCCCAATTCATCATTGATTAATAAAAGTTTATAGCTGTCTGACACTGTGTGATTAACTTCAGTAAATTTACTGTAACCCACACTGTACCAATCATCATAACTCCAATGCTGATTAACATTGTATTTTTGAGATAAAATTCTTTGCCATTCCAACAAATCAGAGTCCCATTGATGAATGGACCATTTATTACCAATTTCAGAATCTGATTGTATCAACACACTGAATTTTCTCACTTCAATTCTTGTGTTGGCACTGTAGTTGCTGCCTTGTTTGTTCACTGTGACTGATGTGATCTGTCCTGATATGTTGATTTCAAACTCTAATTCAGCACCTGATCCTGTTCCTGGTGAATCAATAATTTTATATGTTGGAACTACTCTGTAACCTCTGCCAGGATTCACTATAGACACATCAACAATTTTATTGTTTTGTATCACAGGAATCAATACTGCTTGTTCAATGTTAGCTGTGCCCACGAATGATAAGTCAGCCAATGTGTCTTTGGTTAAATCATACAATCTTGTTATGGTGCTGGGAGATTCCTCAAATTCATTCAGTCTGCTGATGTCACGTGTGTCTGTGATTAAATTTGTTTTACAAACAGCATTTGCTCTTTCAATCACTTGTTTGAGTGCTTCAATACGATTGACAAACCATCCTTGTCTAGGTTTTCTCAATGTGCCATATTTGTATTTGAAACTTAAATTTTCATCTGGCACTGATCTGAATTGTTCATCATAACCAATCAAACTGTTGAACCAAACAGCTTCAATTTCTTTTTTGGGTTTGCTGTATGGAATTCCTTCACTGATCAATTGAAATTCATTGTGAATGTTGATGTCTTGATTTTTAATGGTCCAAATTTTAAAGTTTATTGCTGTGTCTTTGTTTTCCAAAAAATTATCAATGTTGTTCACAGCAAATTGATTTTTAGACAACAGCGACACAAACTTATAGCCTTGTTTTTTAGGATCTTCTATCAATTGAAACACTTCATAAGCACTTAATTTTCTGCTGTCAATGTTGGGTAATGTTTTTTTATTTTTAACCCAATAGTAATATCTATTGCTAAAACTATTGGAAATAAAATCATAAACTTGTTTGGACACATACACTGAATTGTTATATTTGGTTGTGCCGCTGATTCCCAAAACAATTCCTTGTTTGGTATCGGATAAATTATTCCATTCTGTGGGCAAGTATTTGGATTCCACCCATTCATACACATCTATGGAAGAACCTGGAAATATTTTATTCCAATAATTGGTTGTAAAAATAATATTGCCTTGATTGGCATCATAAAATTTTACAGTGCTTAAATCCCACCACAATCTACCCACTTGTTCTTTGTGCCAACTGTTTTGAGCATCAATGCTCAATCCGCTGATACCCACGGTGTACACTGCAGGATCATAGTAAGTTTTGTAATATAACTCTTGTTCAGCTATGCCAGCAATTTTGCCTTGAATAGGATCTATATAATCTAATTTTTGCAATAACTTATTGTTCTTTGTATTGTATAGAAAAATTTCTTTTATCTTGTCAACATCAACAGACATCACAGGAGTTTTATGAGCATTCCATGTTTGAGTTAGATTTGGTTTTCTAAAATCAAAAATTAATCCTTCAGTGTAAGGAGAACTGTGATCATTTAGATAGTTGGATAAAGAAGCATACACATGATTGTTGTTAATTTTTATATTTTTTCCAAAATTAACAAGATCTTGATCATTCACGCTGAATTCATCAGCAAACACAAATACATTATTGAAGTTTTCATACACATATATAGACCCAGTGTCCAATAATTTATTATTGAATGTGGTGGCACCAGCATCAAAATATGTGTTGTTGGTGTCCAAAGAAAAATTAATCTCCATGTCACCATTGAGACTGGAAATTGCCAATGTGTCACCATCAAAATCTAAATTAGTTCCAAATTTTTCTGTGGTTTGAGGTTGAGGACTGGTGAGTGTTTGAGTATTGACATATACTCCATTGGTTTGTTTGAATACATACACCACTCCGCCATCAGTGGCTGTTTGATCTGCTTGCGGACTGCCCACTGCTATGAACATGCCGTCATTGCTGACTGCCACAGCATTGGCAAAATCTGTGTTGTCTTCTCCACTGTCTGGTGAAATCAATGTTTGTGAATATTGATATCTGCCATTCACCAATCTATATATCACTACCTTATTTTGTGTGGGTGAACTGCTGTCTATAAAATCTATCACGGACACTGCCAACACTGAACCTGAATCGTTCACATCAAATGTGTATCCAAAATTTTGCAATTGACTGATGTTGATTGTGGAATCCCCTTCCAATGTGGGAGTAGAATCATCATTGGGATCATGAGGCACATATCCTTGATAATCTATGCCTTCAGTCTGTGGTTGCCAAAAAGTAGACACAAAGCTGGATGGTCCTTGATTGGTCAAACTCTTGTATATGATATTATTATAAGCTATCAAATCATTGGTACGATAGACTGAACTGATATCAAACAGTCCTGTGTAATTGGGATCCACACTCAAATTCCAGTTTTGTGTGCTGGATTTTTTAACAAAATAAATTTTACCAGTGTCTGTGGCAGTGGCTGCTGAACTCACATACAGCGTGGTCACAGCATTGTGTTGTCTTAAAACAGTTTTTAAACCCAAGTTTGTACCGTTGTTCATGTTAGGCACAAGGTAAGAACTGGTCAATACATAATTGCCATTGGTCAATCTTTCATAAATCAAGAATAATCCTTGATTGGTCAATGCCGAAGTATATCCAAGACCAGCTGGAATATTGAACACTTGTTCATAATCTCTATTAATTCTGGAAGGCACACTGGCTGCTCTGCTCACTCCATCCTGTGTGATATCTTGATACAAATAATATTCCAAACCATTTATAAAATGATATGCGCTGTTGCTGGTAGGAACTAGAGCAGATCCTTGATCAAACACAAACAATGAGCCCACCACTGCATCTTCCAATTCACTGCGTTGAATCACTCCCACAGTTCTATTTGGCGTGCCGATCAATGTCAAATTGACTGACGGACCAAAGTCAGTGCCCACACTGAACGATCCAGTTTTATTTTTGATATAAATCTGTAATACATTAAAGCCCACCACTTTAACATAGGTAACTTCTGCTTGACTGCCTGTGGCATCATCCTGCACAGTGTCACCCACTGTGGGCACATAGAATGTTCCCAAACCATCTGGTTGTGCCAACACTCTTAAAAAACCATTCCATACATCAATTATTTCTTTCACACCATTGAGATCCTCAAAAGGTAGATCCAAAGCAGTGGGTTCTGTCACTGATAGAGGAACTCCTGTCTGTATGGTGTTGAACCAAACTCCCACTTCATCATAGGTAGCCGTAGGCAGCACATCACTCATTGCTTTGGGTGCTCTGATCAAATATCTGCTGTCGTCAATGCTGCCTGTGAATGCACTGTAACCTGAAATAGTGAATTGCTTGTCATAGGTCAGTATGCTTAACTGACTGGCAGGTGTGATAATAGTTGGCAATACTGATTGTGATTGTTGTGTGTCTAAACTGTTGAAATACAAGAAAGCTGTGCGAGGATCGCCCGCTTTGATAATGTCTCGTATCACCAATGATTTTTTTGAGTCAGCTTGAGCTGAAACTGTGCCAGGAGAAGGTATGTTGATCAACCACCATCCTGCCAATGTGAGATCATAATCTTCTGCAATCACTCTGGTATAATCTCCCACAGGAAACACGCCTAATTTGATCTGATCTGAATCAGCAAAATTTCCATTCACATTGCTGAGATATATGATAGACTGTGTGCCTTGACTGAATACATAAACAACTTCTCCATCTGCATCTTCAGTGCTGAGTGTGTCTCCAACTGTTGGAGTCAGAAGAGTCAAATCTATGTTGATAATTTCATCCACTTTCTCTTGAATGGTATGAGCACCATCAATAAAAGTTTTGTCAATGCCTGTGGCTGTGCCATTGAATGGTGTGTTGCCAGTGGGATATTCAGTGGTCAAATTATTCCAATACAACACCAAAGTGTCGCCCACTGCACTGCCTCTGTATTGTTGTGAGCCAGCTCGGATCAATAGATGATCAGTGCTTACTCCTGCTACGGAATAGTTGCCTGTGATCATCTGTTTGATTGTGGGATAAGCATTTATGCCCGCATCAAATTCAACTTCACTCCAAAAACTTGCAGCGTCAAATGTGGTGAAATCCACTGAAGGATCTTGACCCAACACTGGGTTTACCACTTTCCACAATTGTTCTTTGTGTTTTACAATATCACCCACATCGTATGCAGTGATTGTTGAATAATTGCCTTTGTAATAACTTCTAACTTGAGAAGCCTTGGGCGCTCCCACCACAATATATTTCCCGTCAGCACTGATGTCTAAACTTGCACCAAAATCAGCATTGCCAGTCCAAATGTTTTGTGGCACATCGATCACTTGTCTCAGAGTGAACTGTCCAGAATCTGATCCTCTTTTATAAATGTAAATTCCTAGATTTAGATCAGACACTGCCATCACATTGTTGCTGCCATCCACGCTCATGGCTGTGCCATATGATGCCATAGAATCTGTGTTAAAGTTGACAATCTGCTGATGATTTTGCCAAACTTTATTATTTTTTAAAGTGACCCATTCAGCATTGTTGTCATCTTCCACCCAAAACAGATCATTGTTTTTGAATCCACCCGAGTCTTGGGCCTTGGCGTTGATAGATTCTAAATTTGAAAGTTTGTTACTGACAAAGGTGCCCAAATATCCATGAGAAGATCCATCATTCACGGTCAACACTGTGTTGCCGTTTTTATGACATACTATTTGATCCAGTGACACAGTTTTTACTTTGAACAATTGTTTGGAATTCTGTTGCGGTATGCTCACAGATATTATGTCATCCACAGACACATTGCTGTACAAATCTGTTACCACAGTGACCAAATTGTTGGCTTCAGTCACTGATAAAACTTTATAATCTGTTTTGATATGTTTGTAAACCTGCCAACTTTGTTTGAAAAATCCAATCCACACATATTGATCAAATTTAAGTTTGGCAGTGTCAATGGATAGTATGTCATCATAATTTTTTAAAATAAAATCCACATCATTGGGATCCACAAATCCTGCTGTTTTGATGTATTTTTCAAGATTATTCTTTTCAGGAAAAGGATTATGATTGTAATTTTCTGATTTCAAATAAGTTTCATCTGATTTGATTCTATAAACAAAGTCAGGATCTATGGGATTTAGATCGTTGGTCAATGAAATTGGTTGTGGATTCAATTTGAATTGTTTTTCATCCAACACATATTCCACTTCATCAAAGCCTGTCGCCGCACCATATTGTCCTGTTCTAATGGCCCATTCTTCATAGAACTCAATGCTGTCTTTGTTGGCACTGGCCAGTGAATTAAACAATTTTTCCAAAGCATTCTTGGTGCCTTTGTCCTGTAAAAACCCTTGATAAAATTTGTACTGTGCCACATCATCATTGATGATATTTTGTAGATATTCTCTCTTTTGATATCCTATCAAATGTTGAGCAAGTTTTTGTTGCTCCACATCAAAATTATCTGTGTCCAAATCATAAAAGTCACCAAACTGATTGGTTTTGTATTCAAAGTTGGGTTTCAATGTGCTGACTGGTTTTTCAGACAGTTTGGTCCACTGATCAAAATCAAATGTGCTGGATCCTGTGACGTTTAGATTGGCACTGTAATAGAATTGTTTGTATTTGACCACATCACTCATGCTGTAATCTGTGAATGGCTGCCATTCACTTATTTTCACTTCATCATACATGAATCCTGGCACATTCAAGGAACCATTCCAATTGCCCACCACATATCCTATCACTTTGATTCTGTCCTGTCTATACCCTGCTGCAAAATCATAGATCACATCATTGAATACTGTAACATTGTCAATCAATACCACATGTTCTTTTTGAATCAAAGGTATTTTAACAAAATAAATTCCGTCACTGGTGTTTTTCACACTCAAAGTAAAGTCGTTGTTTTGTCGCACCACGCTTAATTTTTCTTTGGAAATTTTAATACCATCTGCTTTGAGCACTGCATAGTCATAAAAATTATCAAACACATTGTCAGCCACCGAAAAAGATGTTTTTAATTGGATTTTATTGGCTGCTGGACTCAATGACAACACTGCTCCGGATTTCCAGTTTTGTGTGGTCCAGAACATGAACTCTTGAGCACTGAGATTCCAATTTTCCACAGCATTGATTTTCTGATTAAAATTATCAAACACAAATCCTTTGGATTCTAAATATTTGCTGTAGCCCAATAAAAAGTCTACCACATGCTGTTGAGTGGGCAGCACTGTGCCATAATTTAATACACTTGTTTCTTTTTCAAAGTTTCTACTGAACACAGCAGTGATGCCACCTTCAATGGGCAATGAACTTAGTTTGACAAATTTAGAAGAATCAAATTTGCTGCCACTCAGATGATCTCTTTCAGCTTGATAAAATTGATTTTGATACTGAACAATCTGACCAGCACCGTAGACTTTGTTGGAGATCCAACTCACATAAGATTTGCTCACTCCACCCACTTTTTTCACAGAATCATTTTGTTTTTTAATGGGAGCAAAATATTTAAATTCTGGCAGTGTTAGATCATATCCCTTGACTGAAAAACCTTCTGGAAGTTTTTCCACAATTACAGCACTGTACACCAATACATCAATAGGTGAACTGGAATTCAAATGAATATCATAATTTTCTTCAGGCACAAACACATTGCTTTGATTCAGTGGTGATCTGCTGTCCAATAACAATTTAAATTTTTCTTTTTCTGTGAATCCTTTCACTTTGAATCCCAACTGTTGAGTTAATTCAGTCAAAGTGTTTTGATAATCAGCATATTTGGTCAATACATCTGTTTTGATGTAATTTGAAATATAATTCACCAAGCCAGAAGTTAACACATAATTTTCATCTGTTCTACTGTTGGGAAATACTAAATCTTTCAGAGTGATTCTTTTTTTAGTGGTGGTATATATTATTTCATCCGTGATATTTTTTACAATTCTAGAAGCGTCAAAATTTACACCCATGGTGTGAGCTGGTCTGTTCAACAGCATGGACTTTAACAGAGCAAATGGATAATTGGAACTGCGTCTCCAAGCGTTTTCCACTGGAGCTTGATCACCAAATTTAAACTGTTTGGATGATAGAGTTAATATTAAATTTTTAGCGTAGTTGCTGTTGATTGGACTCAACAGTTCACCGTCCTCGTTCACGGGCAAATGATTCAACAAATCCGTTCTCACAAATCTTGGATCGTAAACAACTTTTTTGCCTGGTTCTCTGATCACACCAGCCTGAAGATCTTCCCAAAGAATCAAGTTGTCACTGGTGTAAGGTGCTGGACCATACACTGTGTTCCACCAAGTGGGCTGTTCGCTGAAGCCCAACATCTCCCAAGGATGACTGTGTGGTCTATCTGTGTCATAGGCTTGTTTGTATATGGCTCTCCAAAATCCCAACAATGGAGTGCCAGCAAACGACAGCATGTGTGAATGATTGAACGTAAAACTGTTTGATCCATCATAGAAAAAATTATTAGTATAATCCAAAGTGCCCACCATACTGTTCCATTTGATGAAATCAGCAGACATAGACTGATCAATGTTGGAAGTTTTATATCCTGTGTTTCTAAATTCTCCTGGAACAAAGTCAAAAATGTTTCTTATGTCTTTGTTGTATTCAATTTTTATATTGTTATAAATTCTTTTTTCAAGTTCCAACAATAGTTCATCTCTGTAATCACCATATGCCACAATGATGCTGCCATCGTGCCCTTGAACAACATCCACTGGATTGATCAATGTGTGATCTGTGTATATTTGTGGTTTGTATCTTGGATACAATCCCAATTTGGTTGGTGTGGATGGCACATAGTTGCCGTTGGTGCTTTCATATTCATATATTTCCACCAAATCGTTCACTGCTAATGCTGTGTTGATCACACAAAAATTGTCACTGTTGAATTCATAATTAATTTTATGATACAACTGCTCACCATTCAAATATACCTGAACTGCTTTGGTATTCAATTGAGCCATGCTGAACTGTTGACTGAGAGCAAAATAAATGTTGCTGTTGTCATACACTTTGAATGTTAATTTTTTAGCAGCACCATAAGGAACCATGTCACTGAAATAGAATGGCATGTTGCTGTTTTTGTCTTTGTTAATAATTTTCATTATTTCATCCACATGCTCACGCACTGTGCCACTGAATCCAGAATTTTCTGCCACTTGTAAAAATGTTTTTTTGAATTTGTCGTATTCTTTCTGAGCAAAAGATACAGATTTAACCACATTCACTTGTTTTTCTGTGATGTGATACAAAGATAGATTGATTGGAGCACTGTGTTGAACAAACTTAGTTCCATAAGCAGTTAAATTACCCAAATCTCTCAAATTGTTTGAACCTGGATTTACACCTTCAAATGAATTCAATTGTTCTATGATACTGTCCACATGATTTACCACTTCACCAAATGTAAAATCATTAAGATTGTCATTCAAAGGATTACTTTCTAAATTGATTGGTATTTCATAGTATCCTTGATTATTTTTTACAGCATCACTGTGAGTTTTTAAAATTATAGACTGATCACTGTTCAAATCATTGTTCAATTGCACATACAAAATGTTATTGATACTTACTGTTTGATATTCGTTGGAATCCAACAATTTATTATCCACATAAACTTTTAGAATCAAATCATTCAATAGTCCACTGTTGTTGTACACATCCACAGCAAAATCATTGACTTGTTCTGAAGCAATGTACTGCCTAATCACCATTTGTTTGCTGAAATTTTTGGCTTTGGTCCAACCATGCACATATTTGAAAGTGGTTCTGTCACTGTATCTTTTTAAAAATCCAATATCTGTGGATTGAGTCACAAGAGTGTCTTGAGATTGATAATCAAAAGTTTCAGAAAGAAGATTGAAATCAAACACAATGTCTCCCACATTGTTGACATTTCTATATGCCAAAGGAAATCCCAGTTCAACGTCGTTGGTTCCTGTGCCCACTCTATAACTGAAAACTTTGTTGCCTAAAAAGTTTGTGCTGAGATATTTGACAGAATTGGAAAAACTGTCTCCTTCATCGTCAAACACATCAAACAGCGGAGTTTGATTCACTGCAGTTTTTGCTTGAGCTTCTTTCCAAGATGCGCCATCATAATAAAACATTTTTCCTTGATTGACGGTTCCATTGGTCACCAATACTACTTCATTTTCCAGCGGTGCTGAATCTGTTGGTTCAATCAATGATATTTGTTTGTTGGTGGGATCACCATCTCCGCCAAAATTAATAATTTTCACAGTGAATATTCTATTTTTTACTAGGATATCTGGATCAGCAGTGACCAATAGTCTCATGCCATCCACTAGATCCACTCCATCCACATTGTAACCTGTGGCTCCTTCTATGTCACTGAACACGTCCTTGGTGAATGTGTCCACCACATCCACATATGGTTTGGCCACACTGCCAAATTTATAAAGTTTTAAACCATTGTCAAATTCTATTATGGGTCTTTTTGCTCTTAAATTTTCATTCACATCCAGTGTGATATTTTTGTAATCTGCCACTGCTTGCAACACAGACTTATGCACCCATTTGTTGGCTCTGGTCCATGGGTTTTTATCCAATGAATTTTTTTTGATCACAATGTAATCTTTTGAGTCTGCTGTGATGTCCTCTATATCATAGGTGTTCTTGTCAAATCCCAAATCATCAAATGATTCTAAAGTTTCATCAGCAATATCGTTGGGCACTGCAAAATCTTGTTCATTTATCAATTGAATTGATTCGCCCACTCCTTCCACATACCATTCATTTTGAGCATATTTGGCTGGAGTTACATTGCCTTTGAAATTTATTTTCATACCATTGGACAATGATAATCCGTTGGTTAATGTGAAACTTTTTTTACCAATAATTTCTTTTTCTACATTTATTTCACTGTTTTCTATTATTTCATCAATTTGTATCAGTCCATAAGCATTGATATCATTGGCTGACACATAATATAAAGTGTCTGGAGTATTCACTCCCACTGTGAAGATTGTTGTGCCTTGCTCCACATTTTGTTGATCCACTCCTTCATTGTACAAATAACTGTCTTGTAAAATTCTAGCAGTTCTAATAGTGAATGGCATGCCAGGAGTATCAATGTCAAATCGATATGTGATACCTTTGAACAATTTTATGGTGGCATTTTGTGTCAAACCATCTGGCGATAACACATAAGCATAATTGTCCAAATTATCTGCCAATCGCACAGTGTAAGTGCTTTGAATCTGCTGTTGAATGCCTGTGATGGTGATCACTTCAGGACCTGAAGTTAACCAGTAGTATTCTCTAAAATTTACAAACTTGTCCCAATCAATATTGGGATTCCAACTGTAGTATTCTTGACTGTTTAAAACGCTGTGATTGTCCACATTGCCTGATAAACTTTTAATTTGATTGATGTAATCCACATAATCTTTGTAAAACACCACATTGTTTAAATTGTCTCTTCTAACCACCACAGGTTCAAATTGATAGTTTTGTCTGTCATCTGACACTTCGTTGATATAGTTGTCTTGAATCTCAAATGCTTTGGCGGTTTTTCTGCCATAGAACGCACTGATTTTTTCCACAGTGCCTGGATTTAATAATTGATCCAACGTGCTGTGTAAAAATTTTGTATTTGTGGGTGTTCTAAAATATTTGGGAAGTAGATTAGAAGTTTTTCTATCTGATGTGTTTTGATTGCCTTTGGGTAGTGGAAAATCTTCTTGATTATTATCGTAAGCCATTAGTAACTCCCGTTGAAAGAAGCACTGCTGATACCCACATTAATGTTTGGAGTAGATGTGACAATTGACCCACTGGATTTTAATTTTGAAGCAGTTATGGCGTCAATTATTTCAACATCATCCACTGTGGCACCACTGATAAAAATTTCATCGCTTTCAGATTTAATTTCAAACAAACTGCCAAAGGATTGAGATGCTTGATCCGGAACTATCACAAAAGTCACTATATCTGGAGCCAGTTGAGTCATCACGTATGTGCTGAGTTCTGAAAAATAAAATGTATCACCGAAATCCCAATTCTCCAGATCAAAGTATTCATTCACAGCCTGAATCACTCTTACCTTCACATCATCATCATTCACCACCTCATTGGTGTTTTTGACCACTTTGAACACTGATTGAAATTTAACATCTGCTTTGTCTCCAAACAAAATTTTGTATTTCACCGGATGATAGATCACTTCATCACTGATGGATTTGATTAGATTGATGTCTTTGCCAAAATTTTGATACATGGAATCAGAACTCTGTGGCAGGGGTTTATTTTCAATATCGTTAGACAACCAAGATCTGAATTCTGTGTCATAAGATCTTGTCAACAAAAATATATCAATGATATTGCTGGAGCTGGGATCTATTCTATTAGAGCTGTCTGTGCTGTGTACGTACTGAAATTTTAAACTATCACGACCGTTGTATGCTCTATAATCACTCACTGTGGTCAAAACTCCTGTGGACACATTCAATAATTTAAAAACACCAGTGGTGGTGTTGTAAAACACAGTATTTGTGTCATATGAACTGTAGGATCCAATGTTGTTTTCACTGCTGATTGATTGAATATTTTCACTATCAGCATTCACATAATTAAAATCTTCCACTCCATTAGATGTAATCTTTTTTTGATACACTAGAGTGCCCGCAGATACTAAATTTTCAAAAGATTCTGGATTGTCCATCAGTCCATCATCATCTGAATCAAAATAAGTAATTTCTATTTTTTTACTGTCCACATATCCTTGTGCGTCTTTGTATTCTTCCACCACTTGCCAGTTGACATTGTCCAACATTGGAGTCAAAACTCCTGGAGCATTGTTGATATTCAACACTGTGATTTTGTCTTTGATTATTTTGCCAGTGTTGGTGTTGTAATTTTTATCACTGCTATCGTAATAGAATCTTATCTCTTTGTCGCTTTCAAACACATATCTCACACCTTTGTAGGTCACTGTGTACAGTTCTGTGTCTGTGGTAAACAGCAATAACCAGCTGGCATCCAATTGTTGATTGCTGATGTCACCTGTTTTGCCCATGCTGAAATCAGCATAAACATTGAGGTTGTTTTCATCGATTACCACCCAATCTCTAGCTGCGATATCGTATCTCAATCCAAATGTACTGTTGGCAAATATTTGATCCAACATTTCCAATTTGATATCTGCGGACAAAAATTTTGTAAATTTAGGCACTATCTGAGCCAACACAGCATCAGTGGGTATTACATCATTGAGAATTATGGGACCGCTGTTGTCATTTTGAATCAATGTGCCATTGTCGATCACATTCACCACTGTGGCCCATCGCACTGTGCTGTCTCCCAATTGTGAAGGGGATCCTGTGAGCAATTCGCCTTTGGCTGTGAAGTATTTTCCAGTGGGTGCTGTAAATTTTAATTGTGCACCAATTTCTAAATATTTTAACACACTGTCTGTGAAAGTGCCCACTTCTAATTTGTTACTGTCACTGTCTGCAAGATATCCAGTGCTGAGATTGCTGCCATTGGTGGATTGATACCATTCAGTTGCCACATCTGTAGTAATAATTTTAGCAAAATTGTTCAAATAAAAATTAAATAATTTTTTGTTGCTCAACAAAGGTTCAATTGAATTGTTAATGATTCCTTCAATGTCAGTTCTACTCACATAACTGAAAGTAAAATTATTATTAATATTTTCTTTGTAAATTATTCCATCACTGCCGTACAAATTAGTGCTGCTGTATTTGCCGGTAGCATCCAACAGGTCAAAGTATCTGGACACTCCACTGCTGATTCTATTCACTGATTTAATTTTAATAATTTGTTGATTCACTGACAACGGAGCCACATTGTAATCTTCCCCTGTGATCATTCTGTTCTGCGTGTAGTAAGTGGCAGGTGCGTTGTTTTTTATAGAACTATTTGATTCAGAATTGGTTGCGTTGTCCACTGTGTATTGCAGTGCCAAACTGATTGTGAGTGTTTCGTCTTTGCCTGTGGCACTGACATAAGGCACTGTGATTTCAATGTTGATTAAATCTGCTGGAACAATTTTAAACTGTCTATTGTCACTGGTTCTGTAATATGTTCTAAATTTGCCTTTGGGTAAATTTCCAAAAGTGCCGTCAGCAAATTGCAGATTGACTCTGTCTTCAGTTCTAGTGATCACACTGTAGATATTTCTAATAGATTTTGCAGTGCTGTTGTAGATCACGTTGTTGCCTTCGGTAGCACTCACTTTGGTCCACAATTCTGTTTCGTTGCTGTTGCTGTCCAGTTGATACAGCCACACATCTGATTGATTGATGTTGGTGGCATCCAATCCAACCACTTGATTGGGAGTGGATAGGTCCACTGAAAAATCTCCTTGTTGCAGTGTGCCTTGTCTGAAGTGAAAGAAAAATCCTGTGTTGCTGCTGGCATTGCCTCTGCCATCTTCTTTGTAAACAAATTGTAATTTGTTTGTGGGCAAAGGAGATAATTCTGTTAATTCTCCATCTTTCAAATCCACACTGACCACTTCAAAGGCAGTGTTTCTGCCATCTATGGTTTTTGTGAATGAAAACACTGGTACTTCTTGTAGGTTTGAATTGAATTGATAAAGTTCTGTGGGAATTCCATTCACAGTGTCTATTTTGTTGGGTCTTCCTATTTTGCCAGTCACTGGTAGAATTGCATTCAACACTTTAATAAATTGTTCATACCAATCTTCATTGCTGGGATCATTCCATATGATGGTTTGATTGGCTATGTTGATATTGTTGCTGTCTATGATCTCTTCTGAAGTGCTGATGGCATCAATTTTTAATAAACCGTTGGCTGGTTGATTACGCTTGGCATTGTAGCTCAACAGTCTAGCAAGACGCAACACTGATTCTCTGCGTTCTGCTAATTCTATAAAATTTTCTCTGGCATTCAAGTCAATTCTGAATGCAATGTTTTGTCCCAAGAAAGCAATCAAATCAATCAGAGCAAGATATTCACTGCTCTCTAAATAATCATTGAAATCTTCAGGATAGTTTTGACGCAGATAATTGATCATGGATCTGCGTAGATTGTCAAAATCATAACTTTTGAAATCGGCATTTCTGAAGCTCTGATAGACTTTTTTCCAGTCCTCTGCCAGCAATAATTTGTTCAATCTATCTGTGGATGACATAAGTTCTCATTGGTTAAACTTATTTATTATGTTTGATTAAATGCTCAGTTAATTCTAGTTGATTAAACCGTTGTTTTCATCAAACTTTAGACGCATGTTTTCAGAAATATTGTAGGGAAGATAGGTAAGATCACATTCTATTTGAATTCCACTCTCATAAGTGTCCACTGTGACTGAATTGACCTGCACTCTAGGGTCATAATTGACAATTTCTGTGACATTTTGTATGATGGCTTGCTTCATGTCTTCTGTCAGTGGTTCAAACAGTGCGTCCCATATAATTGTACCAAATTCAGGATTTTCTAATTTTTCTCCCTGACGGATGTGAAAATGATTCAACAAATCCTGTTTGATCAGTGCTATGTCATACAGATTAAAACTGTTGGCATCAGGATTCACTGTGCTGACACCTCTGTAGGCTCTAGGTCCCACAGGTGCCGAGGGTGTTTTGTTGGCTCGTACTGTGATGTCTTTGTATAATTTTTTCTCTTTGGTGCTCATATGAATATTTATTCGTTAATTTTTTGTAAAAGTGTCCTTTATTTGAGTTAAAGAGGAATCGATGATGTTGTTAGGATTTTCTCTGTCTGTTAAATCATTACTAACATTGTTGGGATTTAAGTTTTCATGCTGTGGCCAAGGTTCATGTTGTGGCACACGTTTCATTATGTTTTCTGAATTTTCTCCTGGATTAGTGAATGTATTCAAAATAGAAGCACTGCCTGCTGCAGTGGCATCGGCTGTTCCTCCTGTTGGAAAATTTGAATATGCTTTTGATCCTGAACTGTATTGAACATCACTTTTAATATGAGTTTCACTGGTAGACGTGAAATAATTGTTGGCACTGTTCACATTTAAATTGGATCCTGTGGTTATAAACCCATCAGCACCTATCACTAGATTTAAATTTTGATTGCTTTCCATTTGCACATTGTTTAATGCTTTAATATTCACATTGCGACCTGCTTCAATGTTCACATCTCTGTCTGCTTTAAAATTAAAATCTGTTTCTGTGTGAAAACTGATGCTGTCTTTGGCATACACATCTATTTTGCCATTGGCTGTTAATTCCACCCAAGTGGTGCCTTTTGAGTTGCCAATGTAGATCAAATCTTCTGAATTGTGCAGCAATATTTGATGACCTGTTCTGGTTCTGATACGCACCAGTTCATTGTGAGGTATGGTTTCATCGCCTTCCAACTCAAACAACTCTCTGCTCACATATTCTGAAGGACCTTCAGCTGCAGATGTTTTGCGCAAAAATTTATCGTCACCGTCATCCATCACAAAACTGCTGCCGCCCAATCTAGAATAATATCTACCGCCTTTGCCTCGGGCATTGCCCTGTTTGTCCACAGGTCCTGGAGTGCTGATACCAAACACACTGCTGGGCACTTCTCGTCTGGCACTGCTGGTGGTTATTCCTCTGATTTCATCTTCCAATAATCCTTGACTGTTCAGTATGTCCACAAATCGTTGGTTGATGGGTTTTAAGTTTTTAGTACTGTCAGTTAAATTTCTAGTGTTGTCAATTAATTTTTTATTGTATTCTCCCACAGGTAATTTTTTTCCTCGTAATGTTGGATCATCGTTGACATCAGTGAATGAAGTTGCAGCTCTACCATCTGGCAGCATAAAATTTTGATTTTCTGCCTGCACACAACCAAACCAATAGCCCTTGTTGATGTTGCCTTCTACAAATATCACCAACACTTTAACGCCCACATCAGGTGGCACAAACCACATACCATAACTTTGTTGGCTGTCTTGATAGCCACGATTCATTGTGACTCCATCATAGGAAGTGATACCATAGAAAGGACTGCAGTATTTCACATTCACTCTTTGTCCCACTTCAAAAGGATCATTGCCACTCACACTGGCTTTGAGCAGTTCCACTTCCAGCGTGCCGGAATATTTGGTGTCCAGATGACTGGTCACTATGGCTTCATATGGGCCAGGATCTTTGACCATTTGGTCTCTGGTTGAATCTCTTTTTTGTGTACCTCTAAACATTATGCTCCTGTGTATTCATAAATTTTAAAACTCTGGAGTAAATCCATCAGATTCTTTTCCAAAATCAGTTGCTGGTCCCAATGCTTTGTTGTCTTTTTCTGGTTTTTTCTTAACTTCTTGATTTTGTAATCTTATGCACTGCAATTCTTGTTTGAACACAGCACCTTGAAAAATATTATTGACCATGTTCACTTTATATATACCACTGAAAGCAGGCACTGGTATGAATCTTTCTGCTTGCTGAGCAGTGTCTCTAAACATGGTTTCACCATTGCTGCCATAATCAATGGGCGTTCTAAAATTAATAGCAATATAAACTCCTGAATAAGTGCCTTCCATGGCTCCATCTTTGTTTATAAATTTAGATGGTTTGCCATTGGCATCGGGTTTGATGGATGCATAGTAATTGCCCATACCGCTGTCTGCTATGTAATAAGGATCACCCAGAATGGTCAAATTCACTGTGATTAAATCTGCATTGCTGTGTATGATTGCTTCATTGAATTCCAAAGCCAATCTTTGTTCATCTGACAAACCGCTGATAGCTTCATATAGATTGAATTGTCTACGCACCACTCCCATGGAAGATGTGCCCGATCCGGTGTTTGAATCTGCTGTGTCTCCTGGTGTGCTGTCCGAACTATTGTTGCCATCTTTGGAATCTCTGTCTTTGTCATCTGGTCTACTTTTGGATTTGGCTTGATCTGAGGGTAATATTGCAAGAAAAGCAAAATTGTATTTCAGTTGAAAATCCAATACATCAAGATTTTTTCCTGTGTAAAGATAATCATATTCTTTCACAATCTGTGATTCTATATCTTTGGTTTCTGTTTTTACATTGGGTTTGGCAAATGATGATTCATGCACATCATAAGGTATCACATCATACACAAAAAGATAAGGATTTCTTCCATACTTTTGCATGATGTCGTCGTCTTTGATTATGAAAGTTCTGGTAGATATTCTAAACCATTTTTTAAATGTTCCACTGTTGTCGTTCAAAGATTTAGCAGCATATTCGCTGAAAGTTATCACTGTGGTTATAATATTTTCAATATTGCTGCCTTGTTTGAAACTTAATTTTCTAAGGTTTAAATCTTTGCCTATTTGAGCAGTGTCTATAACTTTGCTGTTTTTGTCATATCCAAGATTTTGAGCCACATTTTCCACTTGTGAAGAACTGACTAAAAGTTTGACTCCGCCTATGGCATTCAATGAGTCTTTGTTTTGTTTGTAAGACAGTCCTTTGGGAGTGCTGTTAACATCTGTGTTGGTGCCCACTAATACTTTGCGTTGTTCATTAGGTGTGATTTTGCCTGCTGTTGCTGCATCACTGCTGGGTGTGATTGTGTTTTGTCTGTTTTGCAATGCTTCTGGTGTGGGAAAATTTATAATGTAATCATCTATTTTGTGTTTTCTTTGGTCTTTGTCTTGATTGCTTTTATCTTTGATTTGATTCAGTTGATCTTGCAAACTTACCTGCAACATTTCTTGCACTGTGCTGCCTTTCAGTGTGATATCTGTGTTGATGGACTGTATAACTCCATCCAAAGCAAATTCATTCCATGCAGTGGCTTGACAAGCATAGGTGGATCCTGCTTGGTTGGCTTCAAAATCTATTTGAACAATTTTGATAGGTATTATTCTTTTGGATCCTTCCACATTATAAATTTTGCCTGTTTCATCATACCCTTTGAATTCCATCATCAAACAATAAGGAGCAGTGGTATGATTTTTGTGACCGCAAGAAGCTGCCACAGTTCTTAAAGTTTCTATGAATGTGCCCAAACTGTAGGGTTCTATCACAGTAAAATTTATTTTGTAAGCATTGGTGTGTTTGGTTTTTGGATTGGGTGATATCACTGTGTTTATATCCACATCTGTGATGAAAAATTCTCTGGCAGCTGTGCCTGAATTGCTGCCATCCAATGGCTTATCATATTGAGTGGGAAATTTACTTGCGCTGGATCCACCGTTTCGCAATATAACTTTTTCAGGAGTTTTGATTCTTAAACTGTAGGGATTGTTGATTTCATCCACAGTCAAACAACTCAGTGTGAAAATTGTGTTGAAACTGCTGAATTTGTGCAATACATTTTTTTGAACATTGGGACTGGTCTCTGCAGCCACATAGTAAGTGCCGCCATCTTCATCTCTTTGTTCCTTGTATGTTTTTCTTCCGTTGAAGTTTTGAATGGTGTTACCGCCAGCATCTTTGAATTGTACTGAGATGTTGTCATTATTTTTTATAATGGACATTTTATAATCCTAATAGTGATCTTAATTTAGGACCTTGAGGTAGATAAATTTTTAAATCAGCCACCAAATCATAGATGGGATCTTTCAATGCTTCAGGATTTCTTTGTGAGAATACCCACCAAAGTTTTGTGGATCCATACAAGTCATAGGCCAATAGATCTGGTCTGTGAGTGTATTGAACTTCCACTGTGTATAGAACATCGTCGCTGGTTTCGGGCACAGGTCTGATGCTTAACAATCCTAAATATTGTTCATTGACAGTTTCTGTGTTGTGCCAAGGACTCATAATGCTGTATGTGGCCATTAGATAAATCCTCCAGATTTTTTGATATATTCTCCATTTATAAAACTATCCATGTTGAATTGTGAAATGGTAGATCTTGAATATTGAGGCTGCACTGTCACTGTCAACAAACTTTGTGTGGGTGCCCATGCTGCTGTGTTGTATTGTTCTGTTTGACCTTCCAACTCAGGCACTTCCAAAGTGCAACTGATATAATCCACATCCTGAGGTAGATCAAATTGAAACTGAGTCACAATCACTGGAATATTTTTAAAAACAAAATCTCCATAGCCATTCAATAAAACCACTGGTGGTGGTGATCCAGCATCTGAACTTGATTCACCATATTTCATTTTGGTCACTGATCGCAAATAATGAACAGCTGCCACCCAGTATCTGGCTTCCAAAGCATTCTGCACAAAAAAATCAGCATTGATTGTGATCTGATCCACTGTACTGTTGTTGTAAGCGTTCATGGTATAATTTGTGTGTACAGGATTAATAGGCGTGTAGGATGCGTTGTGACTCACAATGATGGAAGGTGTGTAGGGAAAACACAAACCTCCGGTTTTTGTCAAAGGTGCCATGGCTTCTCCCACAAAGTGTGAAGGCAAACTTAATTTTACTCTCCAATCTTTTTCTCCAGGTTTGGTGGCTGTGGTGGCCTGAGTGAGTGTTTTGGTTCCTGCAATGCCATCTTTTGGTAAAAATTTAGATCTGATGTTTGACACAAGATTGGCAGGATTGGTGAAAGCCTGCACTGAAGCAGCCGCTTTTCCAGCTATGTTGGCTGCAGTGCTGCCCACTCCACCCAAAAAATTGTTCACTGCTAGTGCTGGATCTATGTTGTCGTTTCTGTCTATTGGCATATGGTTACCTTTTCTCAAGTATTTATTGACAAAATTAACTGGGTAGTTTATACTGAAGGCTAATTATAAAGGAATTCGATGAAAAAAATCAACTACCTCAACAACAAAGATCTGTTGGAAGAAATACACAAATCCAAGAACAGCTATTGCAGTTACCTCAAAGATGAACATCACAGATATGATGCTATTGTATCCTCATTGGAAAAGATCAATGTGAGAACCATTGCCGAAGCCAAAAGAGTCAGAGCCAAAAGACTATCAGTGGAAGAATTTGAAAGACGCAAAGCAGTGGATCCCAAAGTGAAACTGTCTGAATGTGAAGTGGACTATAAAAAAATTCAAAAGGAAGATTTGGTGTTCAGAGTGATGACCTATGATCACATACCCAATGAACCTGGACGCAAAAAAAATCCCAAGAGTTCAGCAGACTCCAAAGTTAAAGTAAACTTTCCTGCCTTCCAACACTGGAAGTTTGACAGCAAAGACAATCTTTCATGTGTGGGCAAAAGTCATTGGGAAGGTGGCTTGCACAATGGCAAGTTTACTAAAGTAAGTGGTAAACCCACTGCCAAGTTGGCCATGATGTGGATGAAACTGTGTGAACGTTATGCCACCCGAGGCAATGTGAGAGGTTACACCTACAATGACGAGATGCAAGGACAGGCCATACTGCAGCTGACTCAGATTGGATTGCAATTTGATGAATCAAAGTCCAACAATCCATTTGCTTACTACACAGCAGCAGTGACCAATTCTTTTGTGAGAATCATCAACATTGAAAAAAGAAATCAAAATATCAGAGATGATATTATGGAAATGAATGATATGATGCCTAGTTTTACCAGACAGAACAAAGAGTCATACGACAAAGCCATTGATAGAGAATTTAAAAAGAAATCCTAAAAGATTGACTTATTTTGGTTTTTGCCTTACAATATCAATTTAAAGGAAGATATTTGAATGTTTAAAAAAGCAGCAGTGTTCACTGACATACACTTTGGTTTAAAAAGCAACAGTGTGATACACAATCAAGACTGTGAAGAATTTGTGGATTGGTTTATTGATCAAGCCAAACAAAACAATTGCGAAACAGGCATATTCTGTGGCGATTGGCATCACAATAGAAATTCATTAAACTTGATGACCATGGATGTTTCTATCAAATGTTTGGAAAAACTGGGCAAAGCATTTGAAAAGTTTTATTTCTTTCCTGGTAATCACGATTTATATTACAAAGACAAACGAGATATTCATTCAGTGGAGTTTGCTAGATTTATTCCAGGCATCACTGTGGTCACAGAGACCACCACCATAGATGATGTTACTTTGGTGCCTTGGTTGGTGGGTGATGAATACAAACAAATTAAAAAAATCAAAAGTAGATACATGTTTGGTCATTTTGAATTGCCACACTTCTTAATGAATGCCATGATAGAGATGCCAGACACTGGATTGATACAGACTGGAGACTTTGTGAGTCAAGAATATGTGTTCACAGGACATTTTCACAAACGTCAAACAGCAAAAAATATACATTACATAGGCAATCCCATGCCACACAACTATGCTGACGTGAATGATGATCAACGAGGCATGATGATTATGGAACATGGTGGCACTCCCAGATATATCAACTGGTTCAATTGTCCCAGATATCTAAAAGTTAATCTGGGCGAGCTATTGAATGATGCCAAAAATATTATCAAACCCAAAATGCATTTGCAAGTTACACTGGACATAGACATTAGCTATGAAGAAGCCAGCTTTATCAAAGAAACTTTTATAAAAGATTACAACTGCAGAGAGATTGTATTAATTCCAGGCAAAAAAGACGATGAAATGACCAGCACATTGGACATTACTCGTTTTGAATCTGTGGATGAAATAGTCAGCAAAGAAATCAATGCCATAGAATCAGACAGTTACAACAAAAATACACTGCTGGAAATTTACAGAGATCTACAATGATAAAAATTAAGAGTCTAACAGTTAAAAATTTCATGAGTGTGGGCAATCAAACCCAAGGAGTGGATTTTGACAATCAAAGACTCACACTGGTGTTGGGAGAGAATTTGGATCAAGGTGGAGATGATGCTGGCAGCAGAAACGGCACCGGTAAAACCACATTGATCAATGCATTGAGTTATGGTTTGTTTGGAGAAGCACTCACAAAAATACGCAGAGAAAATTTAGTCAACAAGACCAACAACAAAAACATGTTGGTCACATTAACTTTTGAGAAAGATGGTATAAAATATCGTATTGAAAGGGGCAGACGTCCTAATACACTGAGATACTTTATCAATGACAGTGAACAAGAGATCACTGATGAGAGCCAAGGAGACAGTCGTATGACACAGGCTGCTATCAATCACATGTTGGGATTATCACATTCCATGTTCAAACACATATTGGCATTGAACACTTACACTGAACCGTTTTTAAGCATGAGTGCCAGTGATCAGAAAGATATCATTGAACAATTGTTGGGCATCACACTGCTGAGCGAGAAAGCAGAATTGCTCAAAGACAAGATCAGAGTCAGCAAAGAAGACACAGCCATGGAGAATGCTCGTTTGGAAGGTTTAAAGATGAGCAATGAGAAGATCAAAGAGACCATCAATTCATTGAGCAACAAAGAAAAAATTTGGAACACACAAAAAAATTTAGACGTTGAAAAACTTAAAAAGTCCATCACAGAGTTGGAAGCAGTTAACATTGAACAAGAACTGGTGTCGCATCAACAGTTGGAAGAATGGACCAAATTCAACAATGAACTAAAACAATTACAAAAGGACAAGAGCAGTTTGGAAATAACACTGTTGCAATCAGACAAAACAGTCAAAAAAGTAGGACAGGATTTGGATAATTTGCATGACAACTCTTCTTGTTATGCATGTGGTCAGGAATTGCACAACGATAAATTTTGTGAAATACAATTGAAACTGGAAGAAGAGTATGGTGATGCTGTGAATTACAACATGAGCATTGTGGATGAAATTGCTGTGATAGAAGAAGCAGTCAAATTGCTGGGCGCACAAGCACAGCGTCCTGATACATTTTACGACACCATCAAAGAGGCCTATGAACACAGACAGTATTTGGAAACCTACAAGACCACATTGAAAAACAAAGAATTGGAACAGAATCCTTATGTGGATCAAATCACAGAGCTGAGCACAGAAGCACTGCAAGAATTGGATTGGAGTGAAGTGAATCGTTTGCAAACACTCAAAGACCATCAAGAATTTTTATTAAAACTGTTGACCAACAAGGACAGTTTCATAAGAAAGAAGATCATAGATCAAAATTTGGCATTCTTAAACAACAGATTAACACACTATCTCACAGCACTGGGCTTGCCACACACAGTCACATTCAAAAACGATTTGAGTGTG